GGGCCTCGAGGTGCGCGGTCGGTGGGAGATCCTCGACCGCACCAACAACCGCGAGGAGGCCGCCAGCCTGCTCGCGGCGATCCGGGCCAAGGCCCGCGCCGAGGAACACAGGATCCGGCTCCAGGCGCTGTCGCGGGTGTTCGAGCGGTTCGGCAACTTCGTCAGCCAGCTCGAGGACGGCCGCACGAGCTTCTTTGGCAACTTCCACGAGCCGGCGAAGGGCGGTGCGCTGTGAGCGACTACCTGATCATCGCCCTGCGCTTGCCCAACATCGACGGCGCGATCGTCTGCATCCCCCACGGGTTCGGCGGGCTCCACCTGGCCCACGACCTCGAGCGGTTTCAGGCCCGGATCCGCGTCGCCAGCGACCCCGACGACCCGGCGCGGGCGCTGCACCCCGGCGGCGCGGTCGGCCGCAACCGCGTCGACGACTGCATGATCTACCTGGCGCACCACGCCCTCGGCTGCATCCCGGCGCAGGTCCACCTCGCCGGCGCCCAGGCCGAGCCCCCGAATCCCGTGCAGCGGGCGCTGTTCAAGGCCCGCTGCGAGGTCCACCGCGCCAGCGTCGACATGTACAGGTCGGCGCACTCCGGCATGCTGTCGCTCGCCGAGGCGGTCGACCTTGCCGAGCGCGTCGGGCGGCTGCCGCGGGCGTGCAACCGGACCCGGCTCGGTCTGCCCTGTGATCGCCCGGCGGGCACCAAGGGCGGCCCCTGCCCGGACTGTTCGTGGGAGCACGGCGAGGCGCTGCTCGTCGCCCTGTCAGTGCCCGCCGGGGACTCGGCCGATCACCTGCGACAGCTCGCCGAGGACTTCGAGCGAACTCACGCGCGAGGCGATCTGTGATCGGGTCTCTGATCATCAGCCTGGCGACGTGGGCAGCGACCGCGTCGCCCGAGGCCGCGATCGCGCTCGTGACCTGGGCGGCGGGCCGGGCCGACCTCGCCGCCGAGCTCGTGAGGATCTGCCGCGCCGAGTCGGCCGGATGCCGCGCGATCGGGGTCCACGGCACCCGCCACAACCCGCCCGGACGGGCCTTCTACGTGGCAGGGGTCGCCTATGGGCTCGTCCGGCCGGCGGAGTGCCCGGACAGCGCGGGCTACCGCGCCGTCGCCCTGCACCCCTGCGCCCCGCCGCAGGTCCTCGACGTGCCGATCGTGTCGGCCGCGATCGCCCTTGCGCACCTTGTCGAGCTCGAGCGGCGGGGGTTCTGTGATCCCGCGCGCAGGCGCGCCGCCTGGCGCATGGGGATCCGACGCGCGCGCGATCATAGATGCTTGACCGATGCGCGGGCGAGATTTAGATAGGGGTTATGCCTCGCCTCGCAAGCTACCTCGCGGCGTTCGGACGGCTCACCGGCGACGATGTCGATACGGTGATCGGCGCGATCGAGCGTGACTGGATCGCCGACCGGCTGACCTGCGCCGACCGGGTGCGCTTGATCGAGGAGGCCAGACACTACAGGGAGGTGCATCATGTCGCCGCGGCGAGTGAGAGCTCGTCGGCGCCGTGCTGATCAGCAGGCGCAGCGAAAGAGACAGTGTTAGGCGTGCGATCTGCCCGGGCGTAGCGAGCGCCCGGGCCCTTTGCCCTCGGCCGCTTCGGCGGCAACAGGTGCGGACGAAACAGGCCAGACCACATCGGGGTATCCGTTGAGGCGCTCCGAGTAGACCGCGCGGGTTCGACTCCCGCCGAGGGCGCCGCGCGAAGGCGCGAGAAGAGAGATAGAGATGGGAACCGCAGTTGCTACCACCCCGGCCAAGCGCGGGGGCAAGAAGTCCACCACCGCGATCGAACCCGTGCGCGCCGAGATCCCCGAGCTGTCGGCGACGCTGATCCCTGCGGACGTGCGCGCGAGCGTCGACACGCTCACCCGCGAGGCGGCCGCGATCGCAGCCAAGGAGATCACCAGCGCGGCCGCCCTCGAGACCGCCGACGCGCTCGCCTCGCGCATGAAGGGGCTCGAGGCCGAGATCGAGACGACGACCAAGGGGCTCATCAAGCCGATCGAGGAGGCCGTCAAGGCCGTCAAGCGGGAGATCGATGCGGTCGTGACCCCGATGGTCGAGGCCCGCGTCGCGCTCGCCCAACACGTCATCAAAACCAAGCCGCGACTCAACATCAAGGAAACGACCTCGTGCTACGAACAGCGCCGCGAGAAGATCATCATCAAAAACATCGAAAAAATACCGCACACGGTCAAACTACCAGACGGGACCGTGCTGCAGCTCCTCAAGGTGGACGAGGCCGCGGTCGCCAAGGCCATCAAGGCCGGCGTCCACGTCGGCGGCATCTACGTCGACGAGCAGATCGTGATCGGGGTGAAGTCGTGATCACGCTCCCTGTCCTCGAGGGCAGGGTGAGGGGCTGCACCGCCTGCACGGCGGCGCGGCCCCCCGCGTTTCGGGTGTTCGGCGACGGGCCAGACGACGCCCGGATCGTGCTCGTCGGCGAGGCGCCGGGCGCGACCGAGGAGGCCGAGGGGCGGCCGTTCGTCGGCGACGCCGGGCAGGAGCTCGATCGGTGGCTGCTCGCCGCCGGCGTCGACCGGCAGGCGGTGCGGATCGTCAACGCGCTCGCGTGCCGCCCGACCGAGCCAGGGAAGCGCCCGGGCACCCTGCGCAACCGCAGCCCGCGCCCGGCCGAGGCTGCAGCCTGCCGCGAGCACCTGCTGCAGCAGGTCGGCCTCGTGCGGCCGTGGGCGGTGGTGACGATCGGGGCGGTCGCCCTGTCGTCGCTCGCGCCCGAGCTGACGATCGCTGGCGTCGACGAGCGGGGCATCGTCCTCGCCCCGCGCGACCAGGCGTCGCCGCTGTTCGGCGTGCGGCTGTTCGCGCTGTACCACCCGGCCGCGGTCCTCCGCTGGCATCACGCGGCGCCGCCGCGCGCCCAGGAGGCGCGGACGCGGGCCGTCGAGGCGCTGCGAGCTGCGGCGCGGTTCATCGAGATCAACGCGCCCGCGATCGGGCAGGAGGCGCATCATGGGTGAGTCGTCGATCGGGTGGCTGCACCCGCCAGCGCACGGGCGGCGCGTGCCGTTCGAGCACGGCGGCCAGCCGGGCTACAGCGTCAACTACTGGATCGGCTGCAGCAAGGTCGACCAGGAGTGCAAGCACTGCTACGCCGAGCGCGAAGCGGAGCGCCGGCGCCTGCCGACGTTCCGCGACAGGTCGCTGCCGGTGTGGGGGCAGCACGCGCCGCGGCACTTCACGACCGCGGCGACGCTGCGCAAGGTGAGGGCGTGGGACCGCGAGGCGGCCGAGGCCGGATGGCCCCGGCTGATCTTCGGCGGGTCGCAAATGGACTGGCTCGAGGACCGCGCCGACCTCGTCGAGCGCCGGGCGATGATGCTCGACGCGATCGAGGCGGCGCCGAACCTGCGGTGGATCCTGCTGACGAAGCGGCCCGAGAACTTCGCACGCCTCGCCTCGCGCTGGCGCGCAGGCGTTCCCTCGCACGTCTGGATCGGGATCTCGGCAGGCTCGCAGCCGAGCCTGGACGCCAAGCTCGGGGCGTTCGAGGCGATCCCGGCGCAGGTGAAGCTGATCAGCGGGGAGCCCTTGATCGGCCCGACCGACTTCAGCGCCGGCCTCAAGATCGCGCACTGGCTGATCCTCGGCGGCGAGTCCGGCCCGAAGGCGCGCCCGTGCAACACGGCCTGGATCCGCTGGGGGATCCGGCAGGCGCGGGCCGCCGGCCGCCACGTGTTCGTCAAGCAGCTCGGGGCGGTGCCCGTGGGCACGCCATCGTGCATCGGCTGCGAGGGGGCGGCGGTCGCCAGGGCGACGGCGACCTGCGGGCGCTGCGGAGACGTTGCCGAGCTCGTGGAACTGCCGGGCGGCGAGTTCGGCCGGGTGCTGCACCTGGCGCATGGCAAGGGCGAGGACCCGCGCGAGTGGCCGGCCGACCTGCGGGTGCAGGAGTGGCCGGACGGCAGCGCCTACGACTTCGGGGAGGCGGCATGATGTCCGCCGTCGCCGTGGCCTCCATGGCGCTCGCCGTCGCCCTCGCGGCGATCCTGCTCGCGGTCCTCGGGTGGATCGCCGCGATCGTGCGCGGTCGCCGGATCCGCGCCCTGCGGGCCGACCTGCTCGGATCGCAGCAGGCCCTCGTCGCTGCCGTCGCCGCCCGCGAGGACGCCGAGCGCGCGGCGGTCGCCGCCCGGGCGGCCGCCGACGCGGCCGAGGCCCGAGCGAGCTCAACAACTGTTCCACGTGGAACACCGGCGGAGGGCCCGTGAAACGCGGTGGACCCCTCGCGCGCCGGACCCGGCTCGAGCGCCACACGCCGATCGAGGCGAAGTCGGAGCTCGCGCCCGGCAAGCCGCTCGCCCGCCGCACGGCGATCCGGGCCCGCAACCCGAAGCGAGCCCAGGCCGCCCAGGACGAGGACTTCGGGCCGCTGGCCGACGCCGTGCGCCGCCTGCCGTGCTGCGTCGTGGGCTGCCGGAGAGACCCGGTCGACCCGGCCCACGTCCGCAGCCGCGGCGCCGGCGGGGCCGCGTGGATCGAGGTCGACGGGCGGCGCGTCGGCAACCTCGCGCCGCTGTGCCGCGCCCATCACACCGGCGGCCCGGGCATCACCCGGCCGCAGCACCAGATCGGGGTGCCGCAGTTCGAGCTGGAGAACGCGCTCGAGCTGCGGCTCCCGGGCCGCGAGGCAGCTCGAGCGTTCACCCTCGCCGCGGTCGCCGAGGCGGTCGGCCGGTGGTTCGAGGACGGCGGACCCGAGGAGGGGATCGAGTGGTAGCCGCCGAGGACACGCCGGTCGGCGGGCCGCGGACGATGTTCTTGCTCGACGCGCACAACCTGCTCTACCGCTACTACCACGCGGCCCCGGTGCAGATGCACCAGGGCCACAACGTCAACGCCGTCCGCGGCTTGCGGTCGCTGGTGACGCGCCTGCTGTCCTATGGGCCAGGGGCGGTCACGATCGTGTTCGACGGCGGCGGGTCGTGCTCGGGCCGCAAAGATCTCCTGCCCGCGTACAAGGCCGGAAGAACCGACATGCCCGACGACCTGCGGTATCAGGTCGAGCTCGCGCGCGACTACATGCCGCGGTTCGGCGCGTCGACCGTGCGCGTCGACGGCTACGAGGCCGACGATCTGATCGCGTCACTGGCCTTGCCTGCGCGGGAGGCCGGGCATAGGGTCTATCTCCTGACCTCCGACAAGGACATGCTGTCTCTTGTGACAGACGTCTTGCCGCCGATCCACGTCTACACGCGGATCGGCGACGGCTGGCGCATCGTCAAGGAGGCGGGGGTGCAGGAGCGCCTTGGGGTGCCGCCGGGCAAGGTCCTCGACATGCTCGCCCTGTGCGGGGACAAGGTCGACGGCATCCCCGGGGTGCCGGGCGTCGGCGACAAGACGGCCGCCGAGTTGATCCTGCAGTACGGCAGCCTCAAGACGCTGTTCGACCTGCTGCCGACGCTCAAGCGGCAGGGCCTCAAGGACAAGTTGCGCGAGCACCGGGCCGGCATCGACCTCGCGCGCCGTCTGCTCGAGCCCGTGTCGGTGCCGATCGACGCGATCGCCCAAGGGACCATCTATGCGCAAGCCGCGACACACTGAGGAGATCTACCGCCGCATCCTGACGTCGATCTGGCGCGCCGACTGGTGGGCGCGCCTGCCCGAGCGCCCGCGCCTGCTGTGGCTGCGGCTGGCGACCGCGCCGGAGTCGACGCTGATCCCCGGCCTGGTGCTCGTCGCCGTCGCCGCCGTCGCGGCGTCGCTCGGGTGGACCCGCGAGGAGGTCGAGCGGATCTCGGCGGCGCTGCCGACGAGCTGCTGCCGCGCCGACTGGCACGCGGGCGTCGTCTGGCTGCCGCCGGTGCTCGGGTGGAACCCCCCGCAGTCGCCCAAGAACGTCAGCGGGTGGCGCGTGTCGTGGGCGCAGATCCCCGACTCGCCGCTGCGCGACGAGATCCGTGAGGACCTGCGGATCCACTGCGCCAAGCGCCTCGGAGGGTTCGAGGCCGCGTTTGCGGCGGCGTGCCCGGTGCTCGTGCGGCCACCAGCGGCCGCACTGCCGCCGGCGCGGATTGAGATCTCCGCTGGCGACGGGATCATCGTCAGCGCGGCCGGCGTCGTCGACCCGGTCGCCGCCGTGCGCGCCGTCGCGGCCTCGCTCGGGGTGTCGATCCAGCTCGGGCCGGCGGTCGTTCCCGAGGTCGTCGAGGCCGAGGTGCTGCCGCGCGAGCGCCAAGAGCCGATCCCCGCGCTGCGGACCTACGCGCCGCCGGCGCCCGCGCGCCCGCGCACCCGCGAGGGCAAGCGCTCCGCGGTGCTGGCCGAGCGCGCCGCCGACGTCGAGCGCGTATTCGCCTACCACGACCAGCGCCGGCGCGCCGCCTTCGAGTTCGCCGGCCGCGCCCCGACGCCGGTCGACGAGGACGGCGTTCGGGCGGCGATCGTCGACCTGTTCGCCGCCGGCCGCACCGTCGCCGAGCTCGAGACCGTGTGCGACCGGCTCTACGAGTACGTCGCGGGCGCCCCCGGCCGTGCCGAGCAATACACCCGTGCGAGCTGGTGGACCCTCGGCAAGCTCAAGGCGTCCGAGGTCGAGCGGCTGCTCCGGCAGGGCGTCGGCAGCAGCGACCCGGCCGGCCTCGGGGCGCTGATCAAGGCGATCAACGACATCCGACCTGCAGGAGCCCGAGCCCTGTCGCCGCTGTCGATGGTCGACAAGCGGCCGATCGCGGTGTTGCTCGAGACCGTGCGCGACAGCGCGGCGATCCTCGACACGATGCAGCAACTCGCCGCCGCCGCCGGAGAGCAGGAGCGCGAGCTCAAGACCCGCGCCCTGGCCGACGACGAGATCCGGCTCGTCAAGGCGTGGGGGCCGACGCTGTGTCGGCTGTCGACCTGGATGACCGCGCAGGCGGTCGCCGAGCGGTGGGTCGCCGGTGAGCGCGGCCCGGCGCTCTACGCCGAGCTGTCGCGGGCGCTGGCCGCAGGCGACGACGCGGACGCGGCGAAAAGCGGTTGACGCGCCGCAGGACAGGGCCTATGCGTTACAGCATGGCAAAGACGAGTTCGTTCGCGCGCATCACTACAGCGCGAGCTACCCCGCCGCCCGCGAGCGGATCGGCCTACGAAATCGCACGACACTTCACGATCGACCTCGAAGCGATCCGCGGTGAATCAGGCGAGCCGGCGCCGCGTCGACGCCGGCGATGACATCGATCAAGGTCGGCGACGTGGTCGCCTGGGACAAGGTGCCGGACGGGGCGCTCGCGCGCAGAACTGTCGACGACGGCGGTTTTTTCTACCTGCGACGCGCCGAGGAGGGCTGGTGCGTCGGCAAGATGCAGGACGACGGCGAGCGCTACTTCGAGGCGTTGCCGGCGAACCTTTGGCCCTGGCGGTTCAAGGCTTACGAGGCGGCTCCCGTCACCATCGTCGCCCTCGGCCTCACGGGCCAGGAGACCGCCGACGACCTGCGCCGGATCGCCGAGGTGTTCGAGGTGTGGGAGGCGCTGCATGCGATGCAGAGGGCGCCCACGGCTGGATACGTTTTGCTTTGCGAGATGGCGAAGGATGAGGACTGGAGGCCGCTGACGTGGCATCAGCTCGCCGAGCGCCTCCACGCCGCCGGCTGGCGCCCTGGCATGACCGCCGAGGACGCGGCGCGTCTGCTCTCGGAGGCACAGTCGTGACCGTCCAGCTTGAGCACGTCATGCTGGCCGCGCTCCCGCGCAGCGCCGAGCTCGTCCTGACGCTCCGCCGCGATGGTGACGGCCTGCGCCTGTGCGCCGAGCTCGTGACCCGCGCCGCCGACCGCTCGGGCATGTCGATCGCCGAGTCGCGTCACACCCTGGCCGAGAAGACCGGGCCCGCGGGACAGGTACTCGGCGAGGTCGGGCGCTTCGTGACCGCGAACCTGGCTGACGCGATGATGAGGCAGCAGCCGTGAAGGACCTGACCCACCGTCAGCAGCAGGTGCTCGACTTCATCGCCGAGCACACGGCGCAGCGCGGCTACCCGCCGACGTTCCGCGAGCTCATGGACCGCTTCGGCTGGCGCTCGACGAACGCGGCGGCCGACCACCTGAACGCCCTCGAGCGCAAGGGCTACCTGAAGATCGACAGGACCAAGAGCCGGGGCCTGCAGGTCATGACGGCGGAGAAGCGCGCCGCCGACTGCGCGGCCGCCCGGCTCGTCGACGGCATCCGGCGGGTCGCCGCGGCGCTTGGCGTCGAGCTCACGGACCCGCTGCCGGCGGACTGGATTCGGCGCTGCATTGAGGCGGCGCAGGCGAGGAGAGCAGCATGAACAGCATCCCCGAGACGATGATCAACGCGATCGCGCAGGCGAAGGCCCTGCCCGAACAGCTCACGGTGGACGATTTCGAGGTCGTCGAATGGGACGGGTCGCCCGTCAACGGCGCCGCCGCGCTGGCCCTGCGCGCGCAGTGGCTCGACGCCGACGGCGAGCCCTGCCCCGACGCGCGGGCCGTGCTGATCCGCGAGCGCGCGAGCCGGATCGTGTTCTGCTGCCAGTACATGCACCCGACCGCGGGCCGTGCGCTGCGGAGCGACGCGGACGTCGAGCAGACCACGGCCTACCTGCGCGCCGAGGTGCTGCCGCGGATGCCGATGGCCGACGCGGCCGGGCCGGTGACGGCGTGCCTGCGGAACGCGGCGAGCGCGGCGGGGCTGTCGCCGCAGCAGATGGCGGCGATGCTCGGGAGGCTCGGCGGATGAACCTCTGGATCAGGCAGCGCGGCGAGGTGATCGAGGTCGTCGTCGACGGCCGAATTTGCGGGCGCCTGCGCGGCGTGACCATGAAGCCGGGCGACGTCGTGACGCCGAAGGCGGCGGCCGAGTTCGTGGTCCAGCACGGCGACAAGCTCGAGCTCTGCGACGAGCCCGACCCCGAGAGCGAGGAGGAGGGCGAATGACGGCCAAGAGCGAGCACGTGAAGGCGCTCGAGGCGGCCCGCGACCGGCTGCGCCCCGGCATGCTGCGCCCGGACCTGTACATGTACCGCTGGCGGGCGATCGCCGGTGAGCGCGGCCCGGCGCTCTACGCCGAGCTGTCGCGGGCGCTGGCCGCAGGCGACGACGCGGACGCGGCGAAAAGCGGTTGACGCGCCGCAGGACAGGGCCTATGCGTTACAGCATGGCAAAGACGGACACCCCTGAGATCATGCTCGGGCGCTACCACGCCCGCGAAGTCACCCTGGCGCAGTTGCAGCGCCGCCGCCTCGAGGCCGCCGAGAACCTCTCCTCGGCCAAGAAGGCGATGAAGAAGCTCAAGGCCGAGGCGCCGGCCGAGGGCACCGAGGTCGAGCGCCGTCGCTGGCTCGAGAAGATCGGCGAGCAGGAGCTCGAGGTCGACAAGCTGACCGCGGAGAAGGCGGCCGCCGAGCAGGCGCTCAACGCCCACATCGGGAACAAGGCCCTGCCGCTGTTCGGCGCCGACCCCGATCGCGTGGCGAAGGACTGCATCAGCGGCGGCATGGTGCTGCTGTTCGAGCAGGGCTACAGCCGCGAGTCGATCGAGGAGGTCGCGGAGGTCGAGCTGATGATCGCCGCCTCGCGGTTCGAGTTCGACAAGAACGCGGACGCGAGCAAGACCGCGGGCGACCAGGCGACGCTGTTCCCCCTGGACCGCGATCGAGACGAGCTCGAGCGCTCGCTCGCGTACATTCTCGGCCCGAACCTGCCCCGCCCGTCGCCCTTCGCCTGGATCGAGATCGTCGCGCACTGGACCGACGACGAGCTCGAGGCCGCGTGGTCGTGGGCGACCGCCCCCCAGAGCCGCGACCAGCCCGCGTGCATCACCAGCGCGCTCGCCGGCGAGCTCGATCGCTACGAGCATGATCCGATCCTGCCGGCGACCATCTACACGACCGACGCCGCGGACGCGCGGATCGGCGATCACCTGTCGGTCGAGATCGACGAGACGGGCCGCGTCGTCGTCAGCCCGACGAAGGGGCCGCCGCAGGAGGTCGGGCGCCTCAAGCCGTCGCAGACGCTCATCCCCGTATTCGCCGCGATCCGGCTGATCGCCGCGGCGCACCCGCGCTGGAACACCGGCCGCGACGACTGGACCTGGAAGAACCGCGACAAGGCCCGCGACGAGGTGCGCGCCGATCGAGAGGCGGCCAAGCCGCGCATGCCGCCGAAGAGGAAGCCCGAGGCCGAGGCCGCGCCCGCGCCGACCCCGGCCGCGAACGACGAGCAGCCGCACGCGCTCGACGACATCCCCGTCCCGACGCTGCTCGACGCCGTCCGCGCGTCCAAGGGCAGCCTGACCGAAGCCGGCAAGATCCTCGGCATCACGCGCGACGCGATGCGGCGTCGGTGCGAGAGGCACGGCATCGACTACAAGGCGATGAAGCTGTGAGGACCTTCGACGAGCTCGCCCGCATCCGCCCGATCGTGCTGCGCCTGCTGCACGTCTGGCTCGAGGGACAGCAGCGCTATGAGGAGGGGTGGAGCGACGAGCATCTCGCCGGCGTCCTCGGGGCCGACCCCGCCGAGGTGTCGTTCGTCCGCTGCGCGGCCTTCGGCGCCGAGGCCGAGGCCGGCGAGCTGTGGCGGATCCGGCAGGCGATCGAGCTGCTCGAGGAGCACCACGACGACACCGCGCGGCAGGGCCACCGCGACGCGCTCGTGCAGGCCGAGGGGCTGCCGGCCCTGCAAGCCGCGCTGCGAGCCGGCACGGCGCCGGCGGGCGGGCGGTACGAGGGCGGATGGAGCGACGACCGGATCGCCGACCTGACGGGGCTGCCGCCGGGCCTGGTGACGCGCCTGCGCGCCACGATCCCGTGGGTCAACCCGGCGGCACGGGCCGAGCGCCAGCGCCAGCGCCGCGCGGCCCGGCTGTTTCGCCCGACCCGCGCCGGCCGAGCGCTGCGGCTCGCCGAGGAACTGCACCCCGCGACCGGCAAGCCCTACACCCCCGACCAGATCGCCGACGCGCTGCTCGCCGCCGGCGAGCAGGCCAGGACGCCCGCCGCCCGCGCCGCGCTCGTCGCCTGGATCGAGTCGACCGTGCGCGTCGGGCAGCTCCGCATGGCGACGCACCCTACGAAGGGGGTGCCGTACACGCTCGACGAGATCGCCGCGCGTGTCGGCGCCAGCAAGCAGGCGATCTCGAAGATCCTCAAGCGGTTCGACGACGAGGCCGCCGGCCCGCGCGTCGACGGCCGCCCGAGCCACCTCACCGACGAGGTGATCCACAAGCTCGAGACGGCCGACGAGGCGGACGTCGACCGCGACCGGATCGGCGCCTGGATCGCTCGCCGGCTGTGGCCGCGCGCGCCGAAGGCCGATCGCGCGAGCCAGGCCCGCAAGATCCGCGGCTGGCGGCAGGCCGGTGCCGCAGCGCTCGAGGCGGGGGACACCGACGCCCCCGCGGCCAAGTTCGAGGCGGCCGTGCGCCGCCTGCTCAACGCGCCAGGGCCGGCGCCCGAAACACCGCGGCCGCGCGCCGCAAGGAGGAAGGGATGACGAGGAACGACGAGGAGAACGCACGCAAGTTCGCCTGCCCGCGCTGCCGCGCGGAGGCGGGGGCCAACTGCCGAGGGATCGCCGCCGGGCGCGTCCACATGGAGCGCCTGCACGTCGCCCGCGCGGCCGACCGCGCCAAGACGCCCGGGGAGGCGCTCGAGCGCATGTCGGCCGACCTGCGCAAGATGCTGGCCGAGATCGGCCCCGGCGATCAGCTCAAGCAGCAGACGGCCGGGGCGGCGATGAGGTGGTCGCGCAAGCTCGCCGGCGGCGGCTACCTGGGCGCGTACCTCACCCGCCAGGTCGAGGAGGGCGAGCGCCTCGGGGTGCTGCGGCGCGCAGCCGGGTCGCCGCCGACGATGGTCCTGTCCGACTTCGGGGCGCTCGTGCAGGCGGCGATGCGCGAGGCGGCCTGAGAACTATTGCGGCAGGGTGGATAGGGGTTATGCTGCCGCCTATGGCTGAGTCCACTGCTGATCTGCAACCGTGGCCGCGCGTCGGGGAGACCTGGGCGCCGGCCTTACCCTGGCCCCGCGAGGAATGCCCCGCGGGCTTCTACACCCACGGCTACGTCTTGCCGCCGATCCACGTCTACACGCGGATCGGCGACGGCTGGCGCATCGCCGCCTCGGCCGCGCTCGCGCCCGTCGATGCGCGGGTGCTGGAACCCGGCCGGAGGCATCGCCGCCGCCCGCTCGGCACCGTTGTCGGCGCAGACGGAGGCTACGTGTTCATCATCCTGGACGGCGGCGAAGCTCGACTGCGGGTCCATCCGGGAGAGCTGCATGTTGTCGAGGAGGCGGCATGTCCGACGGCCTGAAGGTCATCGCCGAGGGTACACACCAGATGCGACTCTGGGAGGTCCGAAGGCACGGAAGGTCTTTGTTCTCATTCCGGATCATCGGGCCTGTGGAGGGCTCTGGGGGCGGCCCGATCCTGCTCCATGAATCGCAACCAACGTTCCGGTCCGAGGACGATGCCAGGTATGCCGGCTTGGCGTGGATCGAGGCTCATGAGCCGGCGCCGGCAGGGACAACGTACCCATTCGAGGTACAGTTGAAGCAACCCTCGCCGATCGCTGAGCCCGTGCACCGCGAGCTGTGCAGACGGAGCTTCGACCCCGTTCAGACCAAGCAAACCGAACTTCTTTGGTGAGGTATGAGCGCCGACGACTTCAGTGAATTTCTCCGATTTCACCATCCCAGCGTCGCGGTCGCTGATTGCGTCACCTCGAATGTTCCAGGATACTGGCATGTGAGTACACCATGTCCTGGGGGAGAGCCCGAACAGATCGGCCGCCTGCCCCCGGCCGATCGACTGCACGACACCCCCGAGGCGTGCGTCGCCGCGGCGTGGGCCCACTACCGGGCGAACGGGGGATCGACATGACGCGCTCGCACCACCTGCAACTCGGCGAGCGCCGGGCGGACGTGTACCTCGGCGACGCCGTCGAGGTGCTGTACAGCCTCCCCGCGGCCTCGGTCGACGTCGTGTTCGCGGATCCGCCATACTTCCTCAGTCGTGAGGGTGGCTCGACGTGCCGGGGAGGCAAGCGAGCTCAGGTACGAAAAGGCGCGTGGGACGTGCCGACCACACCCGAGCGCCAGCGGGCCTTCGATCTGCTGTGGCTCGGGGCGGTCGCTCGAGTGCTCAAGCCGACCGGATCGATCTGGGTGTCGGGCACGGCGCACTGCATCCACGACATCGACACGGCGGCGGTCGCCGGCCTCGGCTACCGCCGCATCAATGAGGTCGTGTGGGAGAAGCCGAACCCGCCGCCGAACCTCGGCCGGCGCTGCCTGACGCACTCGCACGAGACGCTGCTGTGGCTCGCGCCGCCGGGGCGCGGGCGGTACTACTTCGCCTACGACGAGCTGCGGGCCGAGAACGGCGGCAAGCAGCTCAAGACCGTCTGGCGCTTCACGGCGCCGGGCAAGGCGGAGAAGGCCCGCGGCGGCGGCCACCCGACGCAGAAGCCCGAGGCGCTCGTCGAGCGCTGCATCCGCACCGCCTGCCCGCCCGGCGGCCTGGTCCTCGACTGCTTCGGCGGGTCGGGAACCACTGGCGCCGCGGCGATCGGCTGCGGCCGTGACGCGGTCCTGATCGACCGCGACGAGACGTGGTTCGGGGTCATGCACCGGCGCCTCCTGGCGCTCGGAGGCGGGCGCGTCATGCCGGAGACGCCGCGGTCGCGGGCGGCGGCGGAGGGAGGTCTCTCATGCCATCTGTGATGGTCGTACTGATCGGATCTGTGATCGGATGTCTGATCGGAGGGGTGCTCGGCTACCTCGGCTACAAGGTCGGCCGCGCCGTCGAGTCGCGCATGTGGCTGCTCGCCGAGGTGATCTGGCTGCGCAAGGCCCCGCCCGGCGAGGCGCTCGTCGAGCGCGAGGCTGCCCTCGCGCACGTCGGACGCCTGCGCAACCGCGTGCCGCCCGAGATGCTCGGCAAGTGGCGCGAGGTCGGCGACGACGACCTGCCGCACGAGACCCCGGGGCCAACGCTGGTCGAGCTCTACGAGCGCAAGCGGGAGGCCGCCTGATGGCCGGGTCGGTGCATCGGCGCCCGGCAGAAGGAGTCGATCTGCTGCGACTGCGGCGACGGATACGCATTGGTGGGGCCCGCTCGACACCGAGCACATGTCCGCCTGAGCCCGCTTGCCGAGGCGGTGGTCGGCGCTACCTGACCGGCATGTCGACCGCCGCCCACTTCCTCGCCGCCATGACCGCGATCTCCTGGATCGGCTACCTCGTGTCCGCAGCCCCGCGCCTGTGCCGGGCCTGACGTGCTGATCTACCTGGATCCGCCATACCCGGCCGAGACCTCGCAGGGCACGCGCGAGGCCCTCTACCGCCACGAGATGATGACGCCCGAGGAACACGTTGAGCTGCTCGGCGAGGCTCTGCTGCATCCGGGCCCGATGCTGGTGAGCAGCTATCGCAACGACATCTACGACGCGCTGCTGCTCGGCTCCGGCTGGACCGTCGCCGAGAGGGCGGCGCGTGGCGAACACGGGGTCGAGCGCGTCGAGGCCCTGTACCTCAACCAGATCGCGCATGCCGAGCAGGCGCGCGTGTGGCAGCTCGAGCTGCTCGGGGCGCCGCGGTGATCGTCGAGCGGATCGCCCTGCCCCGCACCGCCGAGGGCAGGCTCGACGAGGCGGCCTGGCACGCGCTGCGCCGCGAGGACGTGACGGCTTCCGACGTCGGCGCGCTGTTCCGGGTCCACCAGCGGACGACGGCGCTCGGCCTCTACGCGGACAAGACGCAGGGGCCGGCGGGCGGCGACTCGCAGGCGGCCCGCCGCGGCCGGGTCCTCGAGCACTTCGTCGCCGCCGAGCTGGCGCTGCGCTGGGGAGACGCCGCCGAGGTCGAGAAGGCCGACGACTACCTGCGCGGGCGCGACCCCGCCGACGAGCACATGCGCGTCGGGGCGACGCCCGACTACTACGTCGAGCGCGAGGGCCGGCGGGGGACGCTCGAGATCAAGACCGTCAACGCGATCAAGTTCCGCCGGACCTGGATCGGCGCGCGCGGGCCCGAGCCGCCGCTCGACTACGTGTTCCAGGCTCGGACGCAGGCGATGCTGGCCGGCACCGACGAGGCGGTCCTCGCCGCGCTGGTCTGCGACGAGGCGGAGGAGATCCTCACCTGGACGATCGAGCGCGTGCCGCGAGTCGAGGAGGCGATCCGCCGGAGGGTGTCGATCTTCTGGCGGGCGGTCGCCGCCGGCACCTACCCGATGCTCGAGCTCGGGCGCGAGGCGGCGGCGTTCGACCGGCTGCCGAAGCGCTACGGCGCGGTGACGCCGATGCTCGGCGACCCGCGGGCGTCGGCGCTCGCGGCCCGCCACCAGGAACGCACGGCGCAGGTCGCCGAGGCGCAGCGCGAGTTGCGGGAGATCGAGGACGAGTTACGGGGCATGATGGCCGGCGCCGCCGCGGTCATCCTCCCCGACGCCCGGCGCGTGGTCGTCGGGCGCTACCCGGGCGGCAGGAGGCTCAAGGTATGGTGAGAGATCTGGTCCCACACACGCAGGCGGAATGCCTGGACGCCGCGCGCCGGCTGGTGCTCGCCGGGCTGGTCAGCGAGCAGGAGCGAAGCGAGGCGACCGAGCGCGCCCGCGCCTACGGCTGCGAGGTGCGCGAGGCGCTCGAGGCCGCGTTCTTCGCCCGCATCCTCGCCGGCGCGACTCGGGGGATCGACCCGGCGACGTCGCTGCGGCTGTTCGTGATCTACGGCGGCGCCCTCTCGATCGTCCGCGAGGGCCCGCTCGCGCTGGCCCGGCAGTCCGGGCAGCTCGACGCGATGATCGAGCGGGTGCTCGTGCTCGACGCCCTGCAGCGGCTCGAGGACGTCGAGATCGCCGTCGAGTGGGCCCGCGAGCGCGGCGAGGCCGGGCCCGAGCAACTCGGGAAGCGCCTCGCCGAGAAGGTCGCCGACCGCCTGCGGCAGCTCGGGATCGGGGGACGGGCGGACGGCGACGGCTACGAGGCCGCGGTGTGCTGCGTCTGCAGGGCCGGCGAGTGGCACGTCGAGATCCGCGACATCGACCACGCCCGCGAGGCCGGGCTGCTCGGGTCCGAGTGGTGGGCGACCCGGCGGATCGAGGCCCTCACCTACAGCGCCCGCCAGCCGCTTCTGCGGCAGGTGTTCGGCGACATCCTCGCGGGCCTGGCGACCGAGGACGAGATGCAGCGGACTCAGCCGCCGCCCGCCCCGGGGCGCGACGATCCGCCGGCGGACGACGACGAAGAGGGCTTGCGCGAGGGCATCCGCGCGGCATAGTGCGCCCCATGAACGACCGCGAGAAGCAGGAGGCGCAGGCGAGGGAGATCGAGCGCCTGCGCAAAGAGAACGAGCGCCTCCGCGGCGACAAGCAGCGTGAGGGCTCGCAGGACTGGATGAAGAAGCCCGGGCAGGCTGACGGGCCCGGCCGCGTACGGAGGTCAGGATGAGCGCGCTGTGGCACTCGCTCGAGCCCTGGGGCTTCCCGGGCTACGAGATCGACCGGGCCGGGAACGTCCGGCACGAGGGGCGCCTGCGGGCCCCGAACAGGCTCGGGGCCGTGGTCCTGGTCGACGCCGGCGGCGAGCGCCGCTGCAGGTCGGTCGGGAAGCTGGTCCGCGAGGTGTTCGGGGCCGACGCCCCGGGCGCCAGCTCGGACCCGGCGAAGCTCGACGAGGGCAAGGTCCGCGAGATCTTGGCCTCGGGCGAGTCGAACCTCGTCCTCGCGGCCCGCCTCGGGGTCAGCCCGTCGACCGTCAAGGCCGCGCGCGCGCGCCAGACCTGGCGCGGGGTGAAGGCCCGCCGGCCTCGCGAGCGCCCTCAGACCGACGCCGAGTCGCTCCGGGCGGCTTGACACGGCGCGCCGCGGGCGCTTTTCTCCGCGGCCGTGACGCGACTCCGCGCCGACAACATCGACAAGGTCCGCCGAGACGCCGCCGCCGACAAGGCGCGTGTCCGGCGGACCTACTCGATCAAGGTCGACGCGACCGAGGGCGCGAAGCAGCGGGCTGATGGGTCGTGGGAGTTCGACGGCGTCGCCACCCGCGGCGACGCGGTGTTCGACTACTCCTACGACATGGGCCGGACCTGGCGCGAGTACAGGCCGCCCGACGAGGTGTTCGCGCCGCTGTCGATCGACTCGCTGATCGGCGCTGCGATCACCGACGACCACCCCGCCGAGTTCGTCGACATCTTCAACGCGCGCGACCTCTCGCGCGGGCACGTGATCAACGCCTGGCGCGACGGCAACCTCATGCGCGTCCGGGTGCTGGTCCGCGACGCGGAGTTGCTGCGCAAGATCTTCGAGCTCGGCAAGGTCGAGCTCTCCTGTGGATACACCGCGCGCACCGAGGGACCGCCGGGGACGCACCCGGTCGAGGGGCCCTACGAGGCCACGCAGCGCGAGATCATCCACAACCATCTCGCCGTGGTCGACGCTGCCCGCGCTGGACCACAGGCGAGACTGGCGGTGCCGACGCTGCCGCAGGCCGCGGAGACCGGGGCAAACCCGGCCGCCGCGACCGGCGACAAGCGGGCCGCCAGTCCACCCCGGCGCGGGCAAAAGGACGCACCCGTGAACGAACTGATCGTCAACGGTACGAAGTACGCCGTCAGCGCGACGGCGGCCGAAGTGCCGGAGGCGCTCGCGATGCTGTGGGCTCAGATGGAGCAGCAGCTCGCCGAGGCCAACAAGAAGATCCAGGAGTTGCAGGCGGCCGCCGGGGGTGCGGCCACCACGCCCGCGACGCCTGCCGCCGACCCGAACGCCGCGGCCGCCCCCGCCGCCGAGACACCCGAGGATCCCGAGATGGAGATGGGCGACAAGAACAAGGGCGACAAGGCCAAGGGCGGCAAGCAGCCCGAGGCCGCCGCCGGCATGACCAAGGCGCAGATCGACGCGCTCGTGCAGGAGCGCGTCAAGTCGCAGGTCGACGCCGCGCTCAAGCAGCATGGCGACGCCGCGACCCGCCGCGCGCGGATCATCGGCGACGCCGGCCGCGTCCTGCCCAAGACCTACGAGTTCGAGGGCAAGTCGGACGCCGACGTGCTCGCCGACGCCGTGATCTCCTGCGACAAGAGCTACGAGGGCATCGCCCGCAAGCTGGCGAAGGACAACAACACCGAGCGCCTGCACGGGATCCTTATCGCCAAGATCGACGCGATCGAGAGCGCGATGAGCCGCGGCAACCTGCTCGCCTCGGGCGCGCTCGTCCGCGACGCGCAGAGCGACGACACCAAGAACTCCGCCGACGCCGCCCGCGATCGCATGCGCGACCGCAAGCTCGGCACCAAGACCTCCAACACGGCCGCGGGCGCGGCCGGGAACGGGAAGTGATCGGTCATGCTGCTCAACTACGCCGCACAGCAACCCCGGGGCTACGAGGGTCAGGTCGACGGCCCGATCTCGCACGAGGACACGTTCCCGCGCACCAACCCCGCCAAGGCCCAGAAGGGCACGATCACGATCGCCGGCACCGCCAGCGACGGCACCTACTCGGCGACCTTCGTCGACCCGGCTGATCCCGACGTCTCCTACGTCGGGACCTTCGAGCGCGCCAACAGCGAGACCAACAACCAGATCACGGCGGCCCTCGCCGCCGATCTGGTCAAGAAGCTGTTCCTCAAGGCGGACGTGACGGTGGCGACCAACGTCATCACCGTCGACATGAAGAACGCGGACATCACCTACAGCGTGTCCACGTCGGCCCCGGGCCTCGGCACCGCGACCTGGGCGCAGACCGTCGCGGCCGGCGGCAGCTACATCCCCTTCGGGCGGTTCGTCGCCGGCGGCGGGGACGGCGTCACCATGCGCCCCCTGCAGAGCGGGGACACCGTCGCCAACGTCGCCGGCGTGTCGATCCGCGAGCTGGCGGTCGAGACCCGCGGCAGCAACACCTCCGACGACGGCGTGCCCCCCGGCCGTGAGGGGGCCGTGCTCTCCAAGGGACCGATCCTCATGTACACCGAGGAGGCGGTCACGCCGGCCGACACCTGCTACGCGCGCATCATCGCCAGCGGCACGAACACCGAGATCGGCCGTGTCCGCAAGAGCGCGGACGGTGGCAACGCCGTCGACGTCTCCACCATCGCCCGTTTCGACGGGTCGGCCGCCGCCGGCTCGATCGTCCGGGTCCTCGTCAACCGCCCGCTGCCCCCGGCCTGACCGGGAGGAGTCACCACCCCACCATGAGCGCCAACCTCTTCGAGCAGATCAAGGGCGGTGCCGCCAGCCTGGGCGTCACCGCCGACAAGGCCCCGGACCTGTTCCGGCTCGCCAACACCCTCCACGACGACAAGCAGGGCCACACCATCAGCGACGGGATCCGTCGCGGCGTCGGCAAGGCCGCCACGGACCTCGCCCACGGCGACGCGAGCAACCTCCCGGTGTTCGCGCGCGAGCTCGAGTACGTCTACACCACCGTCTACGAGCAGGAGTTCGCCGAGCTCAAGATGGCGAACGGCGCGGTGATCCCGATCGACGAGTCGGTCGACAACGCCGCCGAGACGTTCACCTACTACACGCTGTCCGCCGCCGGCATCGCCAAGATGGGCAACACCTACGCGATGGGCGGCATCCCGCGCGTGTCGATCAGCGGCATCAAGACGACCGGCAACATCGCCGCGATCCTCAACTGCTTCGGCTACTCGGTCCAGGACATGCGGGCGATCGCCCGCACCGGCCGCAACCTCGACACGATGTACGCGACGGCGAGCCGCCGCGGGCACGAGGAGCTGTGGAACCGCGCCGGCCTGTGGGGCGACAAGTCGCACAAGCTGCACGGCCTGCTGACGCACCCGAACGTGCCGACGCAGTACGCGCCGGTGGGCGTCGGCGGCGACACCAAGTTCAGCGGCAAGTCGTTCGACGAGGTGTTCGCCGACTTCGTCGCGCTGATCGAGGGCGTCGCCGAGCGCACCTACGGCAAGGAGCGCGTCACCCACGTGTTCTACCCGCGCGAGGTGAACCGGGTCCTGCTGACCCTGCGCGTCCCGGGGCAGACGACCACGCTCAAGCAGCACCTCGCCGAGAACTACCCCGACGTCGTGTTCGACGTGCTCGACGAGCTCGGGGCCAGCCACCCGCTGAACCCGACCGGCGTCGGCATCATGGTCGCGCTGCGGCAGGACCGCGACGCGGCCGCGCTCGTCATCCCGCAGATGTACGAGATGTTCGAGCCGCGCTGGTTCGGCCTCGAGTGGCTCACGATCGCCCACAGCCGGATCGGCGGGGTCAAGATCCCGCGGCCGTACTCGATCTCGATCATGGCCGCGATCTCCTGATCAGCGGTCGCAAGGCCCCGGGCGCGATGCCCGGGGCCTTGACACAGGCATAACCCTTGATCCATCAGCCGGGCCCATGAGCGACATCGAGATCATCGTCAACTACACGCAGCACGAGGTCGGAGTTCCCTTCGGCGAGTACAGCCGTGTCCTTGCCCCGGGGAAGGGAGAGGGCGGAAAGCCCGGCGCCGGCGTCCCGTCCAAGACCCCCGACGTGCTGCGCATCATGCCCGGAATCAACCTGCCGACCGTCTCGGGCGTCGTCGGCCAGGCCAGGCGCGAGCTCAAGTCCGACGAGGTCGGCAAGGTGATGGCGCATCCGCAGATGGAGCGCCTCACCTCGCGGGGCGTCCTCGGGGCGTTCAAGAAGCTGTCCGAGGTCCCGGTCGGGGCACGGATCGAGATCGCCAAGAACTCGGCCGACGTCGCCGCGCTCAAGGCGTGGGAGGGGCGGGAGAGCGACCCCAAGGTCAAGCACGCGATCGCCGAGCAGATCAAGTCGATCGCCGAGACCTTCGGCGAGGCCGGCGACTACCGCAACGTCGAGCAGATCCCGACCTACACCGGCGCCGACGCGACGATCTGATCATGGCCTTCGCCACCGACGAGTTGCTCCTCAGCCTCGCACCCGGGCTGGCCAAGCCCGGGATCGTCGAGTTCTGGGTGAGCGCCGCGGCGGACACGACCTACAAGATCGCCATCGCCGCGGAGCAATACAGCTACGCGGCAGTCGGCAAGACGGTCGGCGAGATCCGCGACGAGCTGTTCGGCGAGATCGTCGCCCCCGACATCGCGCCCATCGTCGCCGCGCCGAAGGCCGAGGACCGGATCAAGGTGACGGGTACGCCTGGCGATCCGTTCGAGTTCTGGGCGCTGCCGTTCGACAAGATCAAAGCGATCGAGGTGCAGAAGGCGAGCGGACCGTCGACGGCGCGGCGGCTCCTGATCCTCGAGGCGACCTCGCTGCTCGTCCCCGCGGACGTGTGGGGGAAAAAGCAGGTCTGGGGCCACGCGTACCTGACGCTGTTCTTCCTCAAGAAGATGGAGAACATCGAGTCGAACGGAACAGACGGCCAGGCGTCGTCGCTGGCGCTCGGCCCGGCCTCGCTGTCGCTGACGACGCCGGCCGAGGCCGACCTGCTCGCCGATCCGAGCGGCTACGGGTCGCTCTACCTCACCTACTACAACAGCCTCGTCGCGGGGCCGATCTGGTCGTGAGCTTCGAGATCAAGGACATCGACCGCACCGCGGGCCTGATCGCCGAGTTGACCGTGCTCAACGCAGCGACGGTCAAGGTCGGCGTCCTGGGCGACTCGCCGAAGAACGCCCGCCACGGCGAGGAGGGGCACGCGACCAACGCCCTGATCGCGGCCGCCCACGAGCTCGGCACCGACGACATCCCGCGTCGCCCGTTCCTCGCTCCGGCGATGGACAAGGGCGCCAAGAAGATCACCGACGCCCAGGCCGAGATGATCGGCAAGGTGCTCGACGGGTCGATGCCGGCCGAGCAGGCGCTCGGCCTCTTGGGGGAGCTCGGGGTGTCGCTGGTCAAGGCCGAGATCCGTCTCGGGCCGCCGCCGCCGCTGAACCCCGCGACGGCCAAGGCCAAGGGCAGTTCGCACACGCTGATCAACAGCGGGCAGATGCTCGCCAGCGTGACCTACAAGGTCGTGCGGATCGGGGGTGGCGGTGGTTGATCTGCGCCAGCTCGCCGAGAAGGTCGTGCGCAAGTTCGCCGACGATCCGCTGTCGGGCGAGGTGTGGACCCGCGAGCGCGTGGGCACGTCGACGACGCTGCCGAGCGGATCGATCGCGTCAGCGCTCGCCGACAAGTTCGAGTTCCGCTGCTTCGTCAACCCGCTCGGAGGTCGGCAGGCGGTCAAGGGCGAGCCGGACGGCGAGAAGCAGGACGAGACGGTGACGCTCTACGGCTGCACGCTGCAGCAGGTCAACGGGCTCGCCTTCCCGATCGACTTCATCCCGGCCGACGACGAGGCGAACCGCCGAGGCGACGTCGTGCGCCGCCCGGACGGGCGCGCCTACGAGGTCATCGCGTCGATCTCATGGGCGGCCGGCGAGTTCTGGGAGATCAGCGCAAGGCGGGTGACAGGTGGCTGAACCATTCCCGGACTGGCCGGAGACCCGGACCGCGCTGCGGACCTATCTGCTCGCCGCATCAGGCGCGGAGAAGGTCTACCGCGCGCTGCAGAACGCCCCCGACCAGCGGGCAAGCCCGGGCGCCGCCTCGCTGCGCTTCTGGTCGCCGGGTGGTTTTTCGCATCCGTCGAGCTTCCGCCACCGGACCCGGGTCAAGGTGCGGCAGCGCTGGATCTACAAGGTCGAGGCGGCCGCCGCTGGCGAGGTCTACACCGCCACCCTCAAGGGCGTCGCCTACCCCTACACCGCGCAGCCGGCCGACACCGTCACCGCGATCCGCGACGGGCTGTCGGCCGCGATCGGTGCCGCCGCCACGCGCACGCCGATCGGCACCGACGAGCTGCAGGTCGAGGCGCTCATCGCCGGCGACCATCTCGCCGCTCAGGCCGACCCCGAGCAACTCACCGTCCGGCAGACCCGCAAGGGCGGCCTCGAGACCCGCTGGTCGCCCTGTGAGTTGGTCGTCGAGCTCGAGGCGCGCGTCGACCTGCCGCCGGCCGACCCCGACAGCGTCAAACCGGCGATGTACTACATCGAGCGCGCGTGCGCGGGCTTCCACGAGCCGGCCGGGCCCTACACGAGCTTGCACGCGGCGGGGCTGGCCTTCCTGCGCTACGCCGCGCAGCCGCTCGATCTGTCGGGGCTCGACAGGTCGAGCATCATCTCGCGGGCTCGGGTCGACGTGGTATTCAGCGTCGACGCCGGGGCTCGCAGCGAGTTCGATCTCGTCAAGGAGTACGAGACCCCCGAGTCAGGAGTGCAACCGCCGTGACAAGCCCCGTCGTCGTCAACGTCGTCAACCAGTCCTACACCACCGAGCTCGAGTTCTTCGGCGTGCCGCTCATCGTTGGCACCGTCAGCGGCGACGTCGCCGCGCTGATGACCGAGCGGGCGTTCACGGTGACGCCGAACAACTACAAGACCGCGCTCGCGGCCAAGGGCTTCACGAGCTCCGACGCGCACTGGAAGCACTGCGCGGCGATCTTCGCGCAGACCGACGCGGCTTCGCCGGTGACGTCGGTCGTGATCGGTCGCCGGGCGACGCCGGTCGCCAAGGTCATCACGATCACGGTCGGCGGCAACACGGACGGCAACTACTCGATCCAGGTCAACGCCGATACGCCGACCGTCTACGCCGCCGCCGGCAAGACGCAGACCCAGATCCGGAACGAGCTGCTCGCCCTGTTCGTCGGCAACGCGACCGTCACCGGGGCATCGGTCGGCGGCAACCAGCTCACCCTGACGGCGAATGCGGCCGGTCTCGACTTCGACGTCACGCTCGCCTCGCCCGGCGACGCGATGACCAAGGCCGTCACCACCCCCAACACGGGCATCTACGAGGACCTCGACGCGATCAAGGCCGAGGACTTCTCCTGGTTCGGGATCCTCGAGACCGCGCACAGCAAGGCGGCGATCCTCGACGGGGCGCGCTGGGCGTCCGAGTATCCGGTCAAGTTCTTCGCCGAGATCAACGATTCGGCGGTCAAGAGCAACGCGGCCGGCAACGTCGCCGCGGCCCTCAAGGCGAAGGCGTACAAGAACACCAGCCTGCGCTACCACCACACCGGCAACGAGCTCTACACGGCGGCCCTGGTCGGCCGGTGTCTCGGCTACGACGTCGGGCGGATCCAGTGGTCTCACCGGCGGCTCGTCGGCATCACGGCCAAGAACTACGGGGCCGAGGCCGGCGTCGTCGAGGCGCTCGAGCTCAACTACGTCGGGCGCTACGACACCGAGGGGCGCGGACGCTCGCTCTACAACTACACCTGCGACGGCGGGTTCATCGAGATGGAGATCGGGCGGTGGGTTTGCCGGGCTCGCGTGCAGGATCGCCTGCTGACCCGCCTCGCCGAGAACGACATCACCGCCTACACGACCGAGGAAGGCGTCGCCTCGGGCGCGGCCTGGATCCGCGAGGCGCTGAACGAACTCGCCACCGGCGGCGGGACCGGGTTCCTGCGCCGCGAGACGATCGAGATCACGAGCGTGCCGATCGAGGAGCAGCCGGACGCCAACGTGTCCAAGCTCAAGATCGGCGGCTACGTCTGGCGCGCCAAGTGCCGCGTCGGCGTGAACGAGATCGAAGTCACCGGCTACAACTCGATCTGATAGGGGGCCCAGAACATGAGCGCTACAGTCTCCAACCGGGTAAAGCAGTTCCTCATCAACGGCGTGCCGGTGAGCGTGGTCGGCGGCCTGCAGGGCGGCGACGCTGTCGTGATGGCCCCGCAGGGGCAGGTCGCGGTCGGCGTGCGCGGCCTCTACGGCGACGGCGTCCACGTCTATCTCGAGAGCGACGGGCACTGGATCGTCGACGTCAACTGCTTCGAGACCAGCGAGGCGAACAGCGTCCTCGACGTGGCGAACACGACGCGCAAGAAGCTGGCGATCGAGTTCAGCGACGGCGAGAAGACGGTGCGCTCGGGCACCGCGACGGTGATCCAGCTCCCGACCCTCAAGATCTCTGAATCGGTCGTGATCCACGTCTGGCGCCTCGAGAGCTTCAACTTCAAGGGCACCATCTCGGGCAAGTCGGTGACGTGATGGGCGGGCTGTTCTCCTGGCTCGAGCGCGCCCAAGACGGCGCGGGCGCCTTGCCGAAGTTTGGGAAGGACGAGTCGCCGATGGTCATGCGTCGGTGGTCGCGCTCGGGTCGCTACGCGATCCGGGCGCTCGGCCCGTTCGACGCGCTCGAGCTGCGGTTCAGGCTCGCGTCGATGCTCGGCCGCGAGCTGCTCGCAGCGCTGTGGGACATCGCCGTGCTCATCGCGGGCACGGAGGTCGGCACCGTCAACTACCGCAAGATCTACGCCGCGCTGCGCCGCTACACCGCGCAGAGTCCCAACGGCCTGCCCGACCGCAAGGCCGTTCAGGAGGCCGCCGGCGAGCTCTACGCCGAGGCGATCAAGCGGCTGCACGGCGTCATGCCGAACGAGCGCGAGGTCGACCTGTCCGCGGTGATGACCGCGGCGCGGCCGTACTTCGAGATCGTCGGGCCTGCGCTCGGAGCGATCGAGCCCTCGGCGGCGATGGAGATCGCCGAGTTCATGCTGATCGTCCGGCGCGAGGGGGGATCGGGCCTCTACATCGGCGGCGATCCGGTCAAGACGATGGACGCGGCCAACAACCTCGTGCCGCACGAGGACGTCTGGCCGATCGTGTTCTGGGCGTTGCTGTTCAACCTGCGCCCTTTTATGCCCGCCGCGAGTACAGCCCAGCCCCGCGGCCGGTAGCAACAGGAAGGCGCCCGGCCCCGTGGGGGCCCAACACCGGCCCGACCTGGCCGGCGCACCGCCTGATCTACGAACACGGGTTCACGCCTGAGCAGGTGCGCGCGATGACGACCCGCGAGGTCCTCGACGCGAACGAGGCGATCGACGTGATGTACGACGTGCTACACCCGCCCGAGGAGCCGAAAGCCCAGGCCACGCCGGGGAGGACGCCGCCGCCATGAGCTTTATCCGCGAGCTCGCCGCCAAGCTGGGATTCCAGGTCGATCTGGACCCGCTGCTGCGCTTCAACGACGAGGTCGACGACAGCAAGTCGGGCCTCGAGTCGATGAAAGAGCGCGTGGCGGGGGTCATGGACCAGCTCGCCAAGCTGAACCAGGTGTGGGAGCTGACCTCGAAGGTCGCCAGCACCGCCTGGGGCGTGCTCAAGGACTTCACCGTCGCCGCCGCCGAGCAGGGCGCCAAGATCGCCGACACCAGCGCGCAGCTCGGGATCAACAGCACCGCCCTGCAACGGCTGCAGTACGCGGCCGAGGCGACCGGCAGCAGCGCCGACACGATGAACAAGGCGCTGCTCGAGCAGGAGAAGCTCATCCGCGAGTCGGCCAAGGGCGCGACACCGTTCTCGGACGCGCTCAAGCAGATCGGCCTGCGCGTCGAGGACCTCAAGAACATGTCGCCCGAGGAGCGGTTCGGGAGGATCGGCGACGCGCTCTACAGCGTCCGCGACCAAGGCGAGCGCGCCGCGATCAGCCTCGCGCTGTTCGGCGGCGAGGGGTCCAAGATCCTGCCGCTGGCGCTCGAGGGCAGCGCGGGGATCAAGGCCCTCGGCGACGAGGCCGAGCGCCTCGGCATGGTGCTTGGCGAGGACGTGGTCGAGGCCGGGGCCGACTTCGATCAGTCGGTCAAGCAGATGCAAGGGATGGTCCAGGGGATCAAGAACGACATCGGCGCCGCGCTGATGCCGACGATCACCAGCCTGGTCAAAGAGGTCGGAGCCTGGATCAAGGAAAACAAGGAGCTGATCCGCGAGAACGTCAAGGGCTTCATCGCGGGGTTGATCGAGGCCGGCAAGACGCTGGCGCCGATCATCACCACCGCCGCGAGCGCGGCCGCCGGCCTCGTCAACGCACTCGGGGGGATCGGCAACGTCACCGCGCCGGCGATCGCCGGCCTGGGCGCTCTGAAGATCGCCACCCTCGCCGCCGCCGGGCCGTGGGGCATCCTCGCCGGTGCCGCCGTCGCCGCCGGCGTCGCCATCGTCGGGGCGATGACCAAGAGCGAGAAGAAGATCGGCGACGTCGAGCGCGCCTCGGCCCGTCTCGCCAAGACCCTCGACTTCGAGAAGGGCCTCGAGGGCAAGACCACCGCCGACCTCAAGAAGTTGAAGGACGAGCTCGCGCGCGAAAAGTCGCAGAACCGCTTTGTCCGCGAGAACGTCGTCGGCCTGACCCCCAAGCAGATCATGGCGCTAAACGAGGAGCGCAAGCTCGACGTCGAGAACATCGACGAGCGCGAGGCCAAGCTCGACGCGGCGATCAAGGCCGCCGAGGAGGCCGAAGCCGAGGAGGCCAAGATCCGCGCCGCCGAGGAGGCCAAGAAGCAGGCGGACGCCGACGCCAAGCTCGAAGAGGACAACCAGGCGATCGCCGACAAGGTCGAGTACGACTACCTGCGCGGCAAGAAGGGTAAGACCAAGGAGCAGAAGGCGCGCATGGCCGAGCTGCAGAAGAAGCTCGGCATCAGCCCGAAGGCCGCCGGCAAGAAAGAGGACAAGAAGACGGCCGACGAGCTCGTGCTCGCGGCGTCGGGGCGGTCGGCTGGCGGGGTTCTCGGGGCGACCAGCGCGCCGGGCCTGGGGACGACGGTGAACAACGTCGCCATCGACTACGCGCAGGACAACAAGTTCACTTTCACGTTGCCTTACACCGCGCAGCGATCGCCGCAGGACTTCGCGCGCGACGCCGGCCTGATGATCGCGGACAAGCTGACCGAGCAAAACGAGCAGCTCGCCGCCTACCTCAACGCGGGCAAGCCGCTCGGGGGCTGACATGCTGATCCGCTCCAAGACCTCCATCGGCGACATCACGATCGACGCGACGCTCCGGATCTCGCACCGCGTCGTCGCCGAAGTGACGCAGCAACCGATCGAGGAGGGCGCCGACATCGCCGACCACATGCGGCTGATGCCGCAGGGGCTCGAGATCGTCGGCATCATCGTCCCCGACGACCCGTCGATCATCGCCCGCGGAGGCACCTTCGGAGAGAACGCCGAGGCGACCTTGCGCAACCTGTTCCGCGTCCCCGGCCTTGCCAGCGAGGCCCGCGACGTCGAGGCGTGGCAGAACCTCAAGGCGCTCATCCGGGCGCGCAAGCGGCTCGAGATCGTCACCCGCTACGACACCTACTTCATCCTGCCGATCGAGCTGATCGCCGACGAGGACGCCGGGTTTGGGACCGCCCTGCAGTTCACCATGCGGTTCCTCGAGGTCGAGATCGGGTCGGTACGGTCGCTCGACAACATCGACGACGCCCTCAAGGACACGGTCGGCGGCAAGGTCGGCGGCGACAACCTCGGGCAGCAGACGCTCGGCGGCGAGGAAGAGATCCAGGCGGGCAAGCAGACCAAGCCCAAGCCGAAGGTCGTCAACAGCTTCAACACGGTCTACCAGGGGGCGTGAGCGATGGCGTTCAAGGCGAGGCCGATCCCGGGACCTGAGCAGGCGAGCCGCGGCGAGTTCACGATCGTCGTCGAGCTGGGTACGCCTGGGGCCTCGGGTCTGCCCTACAAGATCGTCTGCCGCTGGAACGTGCGCGAGGCGTTCTGGATGGCGAGCATGTACGACGCGAGCGACCGCGCGATCGTCCGCGACATCGCCGTCCGCTGCGACGAGGACGTGCTCGAGAACGTGATCCGCCCCTACACCCCGCCGGGCGCCGTCGTCTGCCGCGACGTCACCGGAGGCGACCGCGACCCCGACCGGCAGGGGTGGACCAAGGGGATCCGGCTGCTCTACGAGTACGAGGTCGCCTGATGCCCGCGCCGCCCGTCCTCAGCCCGCAGTGGATCCGGTGTAGCCGCCTCGAGGCGCTGCCCGCGAACGGCGGCGCGATCACGACCGAGAACCTCACCGGACGCGCCGGCGTCAGGATCGCGTTCGACATCGTCCGGGAGATCTCAGGCGAGCCGAACCAGGCGACGATCACCGTCTACAACCTCGCCCGTGACACCAGGGCGCGCCTTGAGGGGCTGCGCGGGCTGCTCGCCCCCGTGCCGGTCAAATGGAGCCTGGGCGGCCTCCTGGCGAGCGACGAGTCGCGCGGGTACACCGGCCCGGACGCCATCACCGCCGAGAAGGACCCGCCGCCCGGGACCGAGCTGCCCACGAGCGCGCCGGCGGCCTCCAAGCTGTTCGGCTACGCCTACGTGCGCTTCTACGCCGGCTACGGCGGCAAGGTCGGGCAGATCTGCGAGGGGACGATGCTGGTGCCGCGGTCGACGCGGGTCGACGCGACGACCTGGGCGACGGTCCTCAAGATCGGCGACGGCGCCCTCGGGGCGGCAAAGGCCCAGGCGAATCTGTCATTTCCGGTCGGCACGGAGATCCTCACGGTGCTGCGGCACCTGCTGCGGCTGCTCGGCGTCGGATCCGGCAACCTGTCGGCGGAGACGTGGGCGCGCGTGCTCGGGCAGGGGATCAAGCGGTCCTCCAACCCCTACGTCGTCAGCTCCAAGCTCGCCTGGCCGTACACCCCGAGCGGGTCGAGCGCGTGGCGCGATCTCGAGACGCTGCTCCGGCTGTCGAACGTCGGGTGGGTGATCGACATGGGGCAGTTCTATCTGCTCGAGGCGGACGGCTACCTGCTCGGCGAGGTTGTCGACCTCGGCCGGCCGCTCAAGGTCGAGGACCTCGGGGGCGCGAGTTGGCGCGGGACGTTCTTGCTCAACAAGTCGGTGCGGCCGGGGATCCGCGTCACCCTCGACAAGACCGGGTTCGCGGGGCCATACATCGCCAGGCGCGTGCAGCACACCGGCGACACCCACGGCGGCGCGTTTCACTCGATCGTCGACTTCGTCCCGATCGATCCCCTCGGCCTCGGCCTGGACTTCCTGTGACCGAAAAGACCCTCGTCAAGAACGTCAAGACGCTCGAGGACCGGATCGCCGAGTCGATCCGCGGCCCGGCGATCGCGTTCTTGACGAAGGTCGCGGCGCCGTTCGTCAGGGGCACGCAGCAGCCGGTCGTGCGTCACCGGGCGCCGGACGGGCAGACCGTCGATCAGTCGCCGACCCCCGACGCGCCGGTGATGGTGCTCGGCGGCGGAGGGTTCGAGCTCGCCACCTGCTTCGACGCGGGGGATCCGGTGCTGTCGGTCCCGCTCGAGCGCGACCACACCAACTACCTGACGAGCGGCAAGGTCAGCGACCCAGCATCGCCGCGCCGGCATGACCGCGGCCTCGCCATCGCCCTCCCGTTCAGCGTCCGCAAGACGACCGCCGCCGGACCCGGCGAGATGTTCCTCGGGCACACGAAGGCGGGTCCGTCGTCGATCCTCGAGATTTCGCTCCGGTTCAAGCGCCTCGAGGCCAAGCTCGAGATCCGCGCAGACGGCGGGATCAAGATCGGCATCAACGCGACCCGCGGCGCCGCCCGCCTCAACGACACGGTGAACCGATCGGCCCTGATGGGCACGTGGATGTCGCAGGTGACGGCCGGCCTCAACGGGCTTGCCCCTGGGTCGGTGACGCCCTACGTCGGCAACACGATCGGATCGATCAGCTCGGCGAGCAGCATCGTGGAGGTCGAATGAGCCAGCTCAAGCTGTCGGGGGGAGACCTCGACGTCACGAACGGTCAACTCTCCGAGGTCTCGGGCATCGACGAGATCCGGCAGCACCTCGAGACGCGCCTCAAGACCTGGCGAGGCGAGCGCTTCTACGACGCGACCGGAGGCGTCGACTACGGCGAGGTCGTGTTCCCGGCCGAGGACCGCGACGCCGTCCTCGGCGAGCTGCGGCGCGAGGCCCTCGGCACGCCAGGCGTGACCGACGCGACCCTCGTCATCACCAGCGACGAGCCGGCCAAGCTCAAGGTGCGCGGGACCTTCATCGCGTCGCTGACCGAGCTCGACGACTTGATCCGCGCGGAGTTCGGCCCGATCGAGATCGGCCAGGAGGCTTGAGCACATGGCGACCCCACCGACCTACGGACTGACCAACGAGGCCTACATCGCGCCGACGCAGGAGAAGATCCGCGCCTGGCTCGCGTCCGAGTGGAAGGAGCTTTTTGGGGCAAACAGCACCGTCGAGGCGTCGAGCATCAACGGCAAGCTGATCGACTTCGCCACGCGGATCGCGGTGACGTACTTCGAGGGTGGTGCCGGAGCGGCGAACGCCGGGTGGTTCGCCGCCGCGCCGGGCGTCGCGCTCGAGAAGATCCTGAGCCTGTTCGCCTTCCCGCGGCTGGCGGCCTCGTCGTCGACGGTGTCGGCGGTGCTCTACGGGACCGACGCGACGATCGTCAACGCCGGGGCGATCGCGTCGGTCGAGGTCAGCAAGGACAAGTTCCTGACGACCGCAGGCGTCACCATCGGCGACGACGACAGCATTTATGTCGTCCGGATCGGCGATGGGATCAGCCCCGGAGACGCCCCGTCCGTCACGATCGCCGGCACGCCCTACAGCTACGTCGCCGGCCTGGTCGACACCAAGACCGACATCGCCCTCGGGATCAAGGCGGCGATCGAGCTCGGCGGCGTGCAGGTGGCGGTGTTTCAGCCGGGCGACGACCCCAACGGCGATGCCATACTCGTGATCGAGGACAACGGCCTCGGCCCCTTCACGCTGTTGGCGTCGAACGGCGGCGGGTCGGGAGACGTCGAGGCGTACAGCGCGAAGCGGGTTGACTGCGTCGCCGAGCAGACGGGCCCGCGGACGGCCTTCGCCGGCACCCTCAACGTCATCGAGACGCAGGTGACGGGGTGGGACGGCGTCACGAACACCAGCGACGCCGACCTCGGGCGCAACGCCGAGACGGACGCGGCCTACCGCGCCCGCCACCGGGACCAGCTTCAGTCCAAGGGGTCCGCCTCGGCCCAGGCGATCCGAGACGCGATCGCGCAGATCGACGGCGTCACCTACGTCGCGGTGCGCGAGAACCCCGACGACGTCGTCGACGGCGAGGGTCTGCCGCCGCACTCGATCCGGGTGACGGTGCTTGGCGGCGACTCGGTCGCCATCTGCGAGACCATCTACAAAAAGAAGGCCGCGGGCATCAAGACCTACGGCGCCTTCAACGAGGTGATCGAGGACGGCGAGGGCAACCTGATCACGATCTACTACCAGCGGCCGACCAGCCTCTACATGTGGATCAGGATCGACGTCACCTCTGGCGAAAAGTACCCGAGCAGCGGCGATCCGCTGGCGACGATCGCCGCCGCGGTCGCGCTGTGGGGCGACCTCAACATCTCGATCGGGGACGACGTCGAGCGCTTCGCCCTCGGCACGCCGATCAACACCGTACCGGGCATCAAGTCGGCGACGATCACCCTGGGCTACACGCTCAACGAACTCGATCCTCAGCCGCCCCTGGTCGCCGCAGATCTCGTCGTCGCCAGCACAGAGCTGCCGCTGTTCGACAGTAGCCGGATCATCGTGAACCTCGTATGACGATCCCGTACGATCACACCGCGATCCTCGAGGACATCTGGACGCAGTTCCAGAACAGTCCGAACGTCCGCGCGATCCTCGAAAAGTTCTTCGTCGCGCCCGCCAACCAGGGCGAGGACCTGCTCGAGCTGGCGACCAAGCACAACGTCGTCGACGGCTTCGGCCTCATGCTCGACGACATCGGGGCGATGCTCGACGTGACGCGCGAAAAGCTCGGCGGCCTCAGCGACGCCGACTACATCATCGCGCTCATCGTCCGGGCCCGATCGTCGATCAGCGCCGGCACGCTTGAAGACTTCGCGCAGCTCTTGAGGGCGATCCTCGCCAGCCACCCGCCGATCCCGATCGTCGAGTGGTTCCCGGCGGCCGTGCGCGTGTACCTGATCGGCATCACCCCGAGCCAGGGAACGCTGCTCGAGGTGCTCCTGAAGGGCGTGCTGCCGGCCGCGGGGGTCAACACGGTCCTGTCCGTCCACGACGACACCTGCATCAGCTTCAACAGCTCACACGGCCCGGTGACACAGACCGGGTGGTTTGGCAGCAGCCACGGCCCCGCGACGCTCGAGGCCGGCTGGTGCCACGCGATCAAGCTCTAACCCCAGGAGGAACCCGACATGTCCAAGCCGATCGTCGCGCCCGTCGAGTGGGCCACCAACCTCGTTCACCTCGTCGGCGACTACCCGGGCAGCAACACGAAGGTGTCGCCTGGCGCCGGCGTCGTCGCGGCGGGCCTCATCCCCGGCGACATCTTCGCGCCCACCGCCGAGGAGCTCAACGACGTCTGGAACCTGTGGACGCGCTATCTGATCTGGGTCTCGGACGGCACGAGCAACCCGATCGGCGACCCGTCGATCGTCGAGCGCGACGCGAACGGGGTGGTGTACGCGCAACAGTTCGAGGGCTACCCAGACGCCGGAGGGATCGACCTCTACGGCGTACGAGGCCGCTCCTTCGGCAACAACGCCGGGGTGCTGGGGCAGTCGGGCGCGAGCAGCCACGCCGGCGTCAGGGGCGAGAACACGGGCCTCGGGCCGGGCGGCCGGTTCGACGCCGGCGGCAACAGCGACGGGAGCTGGAACTACGGCAGCGGATCCGGATCGGGGGCGCGCGGGTTCGGCGGCACCACAGGCCCCGGGGTGCGGGGGCTCGGCGGATCCGGCGGCGGGCCCGGCGGGCGGTTTGTCGGTCAGAGCGGGCTCGCCGACATCGAGCTCTCGCCGAACGCGACCAACTACGGGATCCAGCTCACCCCCGGGGCGACCTGCACGGGCGGGATCTACATCCTCGGCAACGGGCAAGACGGCATCATCCTGTACCCGAGCGCGGCCAACCGAGGGATCTTCATCTCCGGCTCGCAAAACGTCGGCGTCGCCGCGGCGTTCGTACAGCAGACGGGCGCGGGCGACGGCCTGCAGATCACGGCAGCCGGCCTCGGCGACGGGCACATGCTGCGGTTGACCCCGAAGGTCAACGCCTCACAGCGGGCGCCGCTGGTGCTCGACGGATCGAACGGTGGGCCCTCGAACATCGTCGCAGGCGGATTCGGCTACGACCGCAACGCCGAGCGCTTCTACTGCGAGCGCAAGAACACTCCCGAGCGTCATTACCTGTGGGACGGGCCAAGCGGGCTCAAGCCGGCGCTCTACAACGTCACCACGCAGGTCACAAACGCGAACGCGGGCGTGCCGACGACCGCGATCACCAAGGCGATCAACCTCGGGGCGAACGAGTCGGCCTGGGTCGTCTGCCGCATGGATCTCGGCTGGACCGGCGTGGCCGGCGACGTGACGGTGACGGTCGCCTTCGACGGCGTGCAGCAATACCAGCGCGACATCTACATCTCAGGCGGCGCGAGCGACAACGATCTCGTGAAGGCCGTCTGGACCTGGCAGGGCAGGGCGACGGCCGTGACGACCGTGACGGTGACGATCGCGCGCATCGCCGCAAACACCGTCTGGGCGCGCTTCAGAAGCCTTGTCGCGCTCGAGACGATCCGCAACGGAGATTGGATCTGATCATGCTGCAGTTCACCTTCACTCGACAGGCCATCATCGACTCGGTCGCCATGGTCCACCCCGAGGACAGCTACGCCGGCGAGGAGTACGCGGAGATCGCTTCCGTGCAGGCGGCCCGCTTCATCGGCAAGCACTTCGCCGAGAAGTGGCAGACGGGGGGTGTGGACCTCTCCGATCCCGGACAGGTGTACGCAGCCGCGCAGGCCGAGATCGCGGCGATCAGTCCGTGTCCAAACGAGGGCTGCGGCTCAAATCGCGTGGTTTTGACAACATGTCCGAACAACCTCATGCCGTTCGGCGACTTCGCGGCGCCGGGGTCGTTCTGCCGCAACTGCGACGTGCCGCATCAGTGATCGCGTGGGCGGCGCCGGGTCACTGATGATCAGAGAACTCGAACGCGGGCCTTGTCCCGGCGGGCGAGGAGATCAGGATAGGGCCTATGCGCAAGACCGCTCGAACCATCGCCATCACTCTCGCCGGCCTCGCGGCCATCACTTGCTCGGTCGGCTGCGACCCGTACATGCCTTGCGCGGATCCGAAAGACCCGTGCCCGATGGCGTACGAGTGGAAGGAGTACGGGCAGCCGAAGAAGCCGTGGATCTGCGACGCACCCTCGGCGGAGGGCGGGCAGGGCACGATGCTCTGCACGCAGTCGTGCAGCGTCCACGCCGACTGTGCCGGATCGCCGGACCCCGCGGTCAACGCGGTCGCCAGATGCGACCAGGGCGTCTGCATGCTCGGCTGCCGGCCCGGGTGGACGTGCCCCGAGGGCACCGGTTGCGAGCCGAACGACAAGGCCAGCATCAAGGCGACCGGATACTACGGGCGCTGCTCGCAGGTGTTCGAGGGCGAGCCTGCGCCCGAACACGAGGGCGACCTCGCCTCTCCGGGCTAAAACCGCGCCAGCCACACCGCCGCGGCTAGGACGAGCCACGGGAAGATCGCCAGCCCCACGGCGATCCCCGTGGCGTAGTCGTTCCAGGCGCAGGGCGCAGCGTGGCGCTCGAGGTCAGGCAGCGGGCGGAACACCGGGTCAACCTAGCACGGAAAAAACGCGGTTGACCTGGAAAAGTGGATAGCTATTATGCCGCGCATGAGCTCGCCGATCTTGCCCGATGGGTGGCACCGCTCGCCGAACGAGGTCCGCCGCGACGACCGGCCCATGTGGGCGCTGATGTGCGCCGGCGAGCCGGCTGCGCTGGTCGAGCGCCGGGCCGAGGGCTGGCACGTGTCGGCCGCGACGACCGACCTGCGCGGGCACGCGGTCGTCGACACCTTCGAGGCCGGGCGCGCCGCGGCCGAGCTGGCGCTGCGCGAGGGCATGGCGTCGGAGGTCTGGGCGCGCGAGTTGGCGGTGCGCTGGTCCGCGGAGTTGCGCCGGACCCTGGGGGCAGCATGATCACCGACCGCGCGCAGAGGTGGCGCAACCGCCTCGCCCTGTTCAAGAAGGTCGCCAGCGAGCCGATCGACACGAGCGCCTACGAGGTCGCGCCGATCGACGGTGCCGGCGCGGACAAGATCGCCGGCGAGTTCGTTCGCGCGCATCACTACAGCGCGAGCTACCCCGCCGCCCGCGAGCGGATCGGCCTGTACCGCCGGCGCGACGCGTGGGCGATCGGCGGGGGCGAGCTGGTGGGCGTCGCGGTGTTCTCGGTCCCGGCGCAGCCGAAGGTCCTCGACGCCCTGCCGTGCGACCGCGACGAGGCGGTCGAGCTCGGGCGCCTGGTGCTGCTCGACGGCGTCGAGGCGAACGGCGAGTCGTGGTTCATCGCCCGTGCGTTCGAGATTCTGCGCGCCCGCGGCTACGCCGGCGTCCTGTCCTTCGCCGACCCCGTTCCGCGGCGCACCGCCGCTGGCGAGGTCGTGTTCCCCGGCCACCTCGGGACGATCTACCAGGCGACCAACGCGATCTACACCGGCCGGGCAACGCCGCGGACGCTGCGCCTGCTGCCGGACGGGCGCGTGTTCTCGGCCAGGTCGATCAGCAAGGTCCGCGCGAGTGAGCGGGGCTGGCGCTACTCGGTCGAGTTGCTCGTCGAGGCCGGAGCGCCGCCGCCGGCGGACCTGAGCGCCGAGGGCCTGCGGGCGTGGCTCGGTCATGCCGTCGCCGCCGTCACCCGCCCACTGCGCCATGGCGGCAACCACCGCTACCTCTGGGCGCTCAACAAGGCCGCGTCGCGGACGCTGCCGAAACACCTCGAGGCGCAGCGCCTCAAGGTGCAGCCGTACCCGAAGTTCACAGCTTGAGGAGACCTGAATGAAAGAGCAGATCACACAAGGCGACGAGGCGGTGCTCAAGGAGCACGGCCTCGTCGGGATGCCGCGCCCCCGCGCGGCGCGCTACCTGGATATCCACCCCGGGAAGGAATCGATCGAGCTGCGCTCGGGCCCGCTGGGACCGCCGCACGCGACGCCGGACAAGCTCATGGCGCGCTACTACGAGGAGACGATGCGGCGCGTCACGAAGCCGTCGAGCGTCCTGCGGCGGCTCGCCGGCGTCGCCTTCTGGCCCGACGAGTCGGGGCTGCTCGTCGCCCGCGTCGTCATGCGCAAGGGGGACGGGCGCATGACGACGTCGTGGGTCGGCCTCAACGCCCGCGAGATGTACGTCGCCGGAGTGATCGGGATCGGACTGACGCCCGACGCCTTGATCCGCAAGCTCGACGAGGAGGCCGGACGATGAGACGCGCGAGCGCGATGCTGATGGCTGTTGCCCTGGTCGCAGCGAGCTCGGGCCCGGGCGTGATCGGGTACGGCGCCGGGACCGGGCCGGGCGTGCGCGGGTCGTCGGGGCCGCCACCGCCGCGGCCGAAGGGGCGCCCGTCGATGCGGGGGTGCTGGAATCCGGCGGGCGGGATTGAGGCCGCCCGCCGCAACCGCCTCAAGGGGCGGAAGGGCAGGCGGAGATGAAGGCGCTGACGATTCACCAGCCGTTCGCGTCGGCGATCGGGCACGAGCAGCTCGACGCCCCGCGCAAGAACTACGAGATCCGGCCGGACCCGACGAAGTACCGCGGGCCGGTGCTGATCCACGCGGGCAAGCGACCGCCGCTCAACGCCTACGAGCTGAACCTCGGGGCGGTCGCGGTCATGGGGCCTGGCACGCCGGTGCGCACCTACGAGGAGGAGCGCGACCAGCTGGCGCCCGAGGCCGACGCCGCCGCGCGCGGCGAGGGAGGCGGGCTCGCAAGGGCAGCGGGCCCGCGCCTCGCCGCCAGGGGCTCACGTCGTGGTGACGAAGGGCCGGAAGTACGTCGACGGCAACCCGCTCGCCGGGAAGTAGCGGACAGGAGCGATTGAACATGAACGCAGAGACATGTAAGGGGCGGTTGCAAGTTGAGCGGCTCGACAGGACGCAGCCGCCGCCGGGGTACACGCTGACGCCAAGCTGCGGCGTGTGGGTGGCCGACGAGGGCGGCGCGCTCATCCGCGAGGACGAGTCGTTCGACGGCGAAGCGAGTGCCATCGCCGCGGCGTGGACCCACTACGAGCGCGAGCACGACCCGCCGGGGCTGGAGACATGGGAAGATCCAGAGTACGGCTGGTGGTTCTACCTCCAGGCGAAGACGGGCGCGCGCCAGAACCCGGGGGCGGAGCGGAAGGACGCCCGCTCCGCGGCGTGGGCCTGGTACTGGCGGCGGGCCGTGGTGGCCGTGGCACTGGAGCGATTCTGCGGACCCGCGAAGGCGGCCGACTGGCCCTGGCCCGCCTGCCTCGCCTGGCCAGACGAGCAGGTTGCCGCGGTCGAGCGCTGGCTCGCCGAGGGCGGCGACCTGCCGGAGGTGCTCCGTGCCTGAGCAGGTCCGGACCGGCAAGGTCATCCAGCTCCGCGACGCCCTCGGCACGGAGGCCGACTGGCGCCGCGCCGCCGCCGAGGCCGCGCAGGCGAACGCCCGCATCCTCGCCGCGCAGCGGGCGGACGAGGCCGAGCGCGCGCGAACCGAGCAGGTGCCGCTGCTGTCGCCGCTGAACTGGCTGCGGCTGGCGGCGATCCGCGCCGGCCGCGACTGGCGCGACCTGCCCGCGGCAATCCGGATCGGCGGCGTCCAGGACCCCGGCGAGGCCGCGGGCGCCGTGCTCGGCCACCACAGCCACGACAACGCCGCCGGCAGCCTGGCCGACCCCAGGCTCGCGCACGAGCCCCACCGCGGCGCCTACGGCGTCGTCGAGCTCGCCGGCGCCGCGCCGGCCGTGCGCGGGCACCAGGACGTGCGGCAGGCGCCCGGCGCCGTCGTCGATGCCCGCGGCTGGCCGGTGGCAACGCACGTGCTCGCGGTCGAGGGGGACGAGCTGGTGCTCTACGGCCCGGCGATCGACCTCACGAGCAAGCGGCCCTGCCTGCTCGTGATCGAGACCTTCGTCGACGACCCGACCGCCGAGCGCGGCGTGTGGCACCGCCCGATGACGCCGCGCGAGTTGTTCTCGCTGCAGGACGGCGACGAGTCGTTCGTCGTCGAGGCCCGCGCTCGAGCTCGAAAACGCAGGCGGGGATCATCGAGTGGATCGGCAACATGATCCCGGTGCGCACCGCGACGGCGATCGGCCTCGCGGCGAAGGCGTGCCTGCTGTCGACGCAGTCGGCGGGGTTCCTGCGCGGGCAAGACGTGTGGGTCGCGCCGCAAAAAGAACAGGCGCCGTCGCCGGCGCCTGAACATGCGGGCGAGCCCGCGGTATGACCGAAAGGTCAGACGACGACGGTGACGGCCTTGGTGGCCGCGAGGACGTAGAGGTCGCCGGCGACGAGGTGGCCGCCGAGGGCCGCCGCGTTGTTGGCGTACTCGGTCAGGCCGAGACGGACATTGCCGGCGCTGACCGTCAGCCCGCCCGCGGTGACGGTCAGGCCGCCATGGGAGATCGTCAGCCCCTTGGTGCTGGTGAGGGCGCCGGTCGTCGCGTTGAACGACAGCTTGCCGACCTCGGCCCCGTCCGAGTCGTTCTGCACGAGCTCGAGCGCCTCGCCGGAGGTGAGGCCGAACCGGGCGCGCTCGGTCGCGCTGACCTTGATCGACAGCTTGCCGGTGCCGCCGTCGCTCTTGACGAGGTTGAGGGCCGGCGAGCTGGTGCCGTCGCCGAGCGTGAGGGTCTGCGCGCTGACGTTGGAGAGGTCGGTCTTGGCGCCGCCGCTGACCGAGGGGCGCAGGTCGAGCTTGAGCTGGCCGGGGGAAGCGACGTCGACGGCGGACTCGTCGACGACGATGAGGGAGATGTTCTGGGGTGCGAAGGTTCTGGTTGCCATGGCCGGCGCAGGCTAGCGCCGCGGGCGGCCTTCGCGCGAGAGGTTCGAGACCCGGTCGACGCGCGGCGGCCGGGCGGGAGGCAGCGGCCGCGCACCAACCATCAGAGATGCCATCTATGAGTTTTTTCCGCATGGAGCTCCCCTACCCCCCGCCGCCCCCGGCGATCGCCCGCGACCACCTCGGGCAGTACCGGCAGGAGAAGGGCGACCCGACCGCCGCCGGCGTCGTCTTCATCAAGGACCAGCCGCCGGCCTGGCCGCCGTCGATCGGCTCGGGCGGCTGGCTGGTGCAGTCGGGCGACCTCGGCCTCGTCGACGTTGCCGAACCCGGCAACGCCTACACGGTCGCCATGTTCGGCCCCGGCCGGGCCGGCAAGGTCGCCCTCGGGCCCGACTCGCTGTTCCTGTGGGCCTACGAGATCGGCGGGCCCGGCGGCATCGTCGCCCCGACCGTCGCCCGGCTGCGGGCGTTCGTGGCGATCGGGCCGAGCTGGTACCCGCTGATCGACCCGGCCGCCGCCGCCGGGCTTCACCGGCAGGCGCTCGCCCGCCGCCCCGAGGGCCTCGCCCCGCTCGAGGTCGCATGACCGTCCGGGGCAAGAAGCCGCTCGCGGCCTACCTGCGCCGGGTCGCCAAGCGCCTCGAGGCCGCCGCCGAGTTCTGGTCGCTCGCCGCCGAGGCCGCCGACTGGCCGAACCCCGCCAAGCGCCTCGTGCAGCAGGCCCGGGCCGCCCGCCGGGAGGCGACCGCCCTGCGGGCCTGGGCCGCCGACCTCGCCCGGGAGACGAGGCCCCGATGACCACCCGCCGACCATCACAGATGGACGTCGCCCGGGCGATCAGACATGTCCTCGCCGCCACCGGCGCGACCCCGGCCCGGGTCGCCCGCGGGGCCGGCTTGTCGACCTCGTACCTGGGCGCCCTCACCCGCGGCGAGCGGATCCCGAGCCTCCCGACGATGGAGGACATCGCCCACGCCCTCGGCATTCCCCTGTTCGTCCTGGCCTTCTACGGCACCGACGACCCGAGGTCGGAGCCCTTGCGCCCCGTCTGCGAGCAGCTCCTCGCGGCGGCCCGGGAGCGGGTGAGCACCGACGTCGGGGACGAGCGGCGACCGACCATCACAGATCGATCTGTCATGGCGACCGGCGGCGCGCCCGCCTCGCCGACCGCCACCCCGCGCCGACCATCATAGATGGCATCAGTGATGTCACCGCCGGCCGCCCGTTGACCGCGCCCCGCGCACCGATCCACAAGCCGACGACGCGCTCACCATGGCCCCGCGTCCGCCACAACCGCCCACGCGCACGGGATCGCTATCCGGTGCGGCCGCGGCTGCCGCGAAGCGGTCGGCCGAAGGATCGGCGCCGGCGGCGGGGCGGTCGTGGCTGAACTCGTGGGATCCGACGCACGAGCCGCCCGAGGACCTCATCGCCGAGATCGTGCGGTCGATCGAGGAGGACGGCCTGCCGCAGATGGACGCCGCCGCCGCGTCCGGGGTCAGCGGGTCGCTGTTCTCGAAGTGGATGCGGCTCGGCGAGGCGAACGCCCGTCTCGCGCAGACCGAGGGCGGCGAGGTGCCGCTCGACTGGCGCGGGCAGCTCTACCTGCGGGTGCGGAAGGCGACGGCCAACCACAAGCGCGGCGTCGTCAAGACGCTCGCGCGCGCCGCGAGGAACGATCCCGAGCTCGGCGTGAAGTACCTGCCGCTGCGGTTCGGAGGCGGATCGGGCCACGCGCGATCTGTGATCGGGTCTGACATCCCCGATCAGGAGGCCGCAGCCGCAGGCCCCGAACACATGAGCGACGAGGACCTGCTCGCGCTGCTCGAGCAGACGATCGGCGCCGCGGTGGCCGCCGCCGCGGTGGAAAACAGCGGCGGGGGACTTGCGCCGGGCATAACCCCTGATCAATCTTCCCCGTGATGGATCTCTACGAGACTTACCTGACCCACTACCGCGCAGCGCTGCTCGGCCAAAGTGCCGAGGTACCGCCCGGTAGCGACATCCGCATCCACTACGCCGCTACGCTGGGAACGGCCCATGGGGTCCAGCGCGAGCCGTTCTTGAGGATGGAGTCGATCGAGGTGTGCGTGCGCGCGGCGTGCAAGGTCGAGGAAGCGCGCTCGGGGGATAGTCGATGAAGCGCCGCAAGTCCGCCTGCGAGTCGTGCCTGCCTGGTGTCCCCTGCGTTCTGCACGGGTCCGAGCCCAGCCACCGCGACGACTCGTTCGACACCCCGGCGGCGCGCCGGCGCGACATCAACCGGCGGCGCGCCGAGCGAAGCGCGGTGTCTTTGCAGGAGACCGAGCGCCGCATCGTCCGCGTCGAGGAGGACGGCTGATGCCCCGCTTCGAGCCCTCCGGCCTCGGCAAGCGCGCCGAGGCGCCCGCCGGCTACACCATGACGATCGCCGAGGCCGCGGTGCGCCTCGGGGTCGTGCCCGCCACCCTGGCCCGCTGGCGATCGGTCGGCATCGGGCCGAGCTGGTGGCAGGGTCCGCACCGCAGCTCGCCGATCTTCTACCGCCCGGCCGAGATCGCGGCGGTCAAGAAGGCGAAGGAGCAGCACCTCAAGACCGAGCCCAAGCACGAGGTCGCCGCCCGCATCGAGCGGGCGTCGTCCCGCACCCGCAAGAACAGGAGAACCCGATGAAGCTGTCCCGCGACCTCTGGCGAGCCGCACGCTCGCTGATCAACTACGCCGCCGTCGCCCTGGCGACCGCCGCGGCGTGCGACCTCTACCACCACTTCGCCGACGACCCGCCCGACACCTGGACGCCGCCGGTGCTGATCCACGAGCAGGGCCGGTGTGTCCCCGCGGACAGGAGCGGGAGATGAACGACGACAGGTTCAACATCACCGCGCAGGCACCGACGCACGCGGCCGTCCTCGAGCTGGTCCTCGGCAACCGCCGGGTGCGCCTGACGGTCGACGCCGAACCGATCGAGGAGACGGCCGAGCTTCTCGCGCGCCTGGAGGGCGCCGGCTATGTGTTCAGCCAGAAGCGTGACGGGAGCTGGTGGTGGAGCGACCGCGAGGACGAGGGCGCGTTCGAGGGCAACGACACGCCGCTGCCGAGCAAGGCGCTGGCGGTCGCCGGCGCGTGGGCGCACTTCTGCGAGCGCAACCGGGCCACCGGCGACGGCGACTGGATAGAGGCCCACGAGGCCCTCATGCGCTGGCGAACCTGGGCGCAGGACCACATGGGGGAGGAGACTGACGAAAGGCTGCGCGAGGCGATCGATCGCGCCTGGGGCTCGAACAGCCTCAAGGTACGGGGCGCCCTCGACAGGCTGTTCACGGCGCTCGAGCGGGCGCAGGTGATCGACGGGCAGGAGCACGACGGCATCGCCGACGACCAGCTCATCGACCGCGTGATCGAGATGGTGCCGCGGCTCGCGGCCCTGCGCCGGTCGACGCTCGACGAGGTCTACGAGGCGCACGGAGAGACCTTCACGCTGCCCGCGGACGTCGTCGAGGAGCTCAAGGGCGCCGCGCCGCTGCTGCTCGAGCGGGCCGACGCCGAGGCCGTCGTCGCCCTGCGCGCGGCCGCCGGCACGAACGCCCGGGTGCGCGAGCTCGAGGCCGGCATCCGCCGCGCCCTCGACCACCTCGGCAGCGCGCGCGAGGAGGACAGCCTCGACCGCCGCGAACAGTACCGCGCCGAGGCCGAGCGCGAGCTTGAGAGGGTGCTGTGAACCGCTGCGAGAAGTGCGACGAGCTGCACTTCGGCAGCAAGCACACCTGCGCGCCGCGCTGGCGCGTGTGGGTTCACGACTATCACGAGGTCGGCGACGACGCCGACTCCTGGGAGGTCCACGCCCGCGACGCCGAAAGCGCGGCTGAGGTCGCGCTGGCGACCCACAACGACGAGGGGCAGTACGTCGAGCGCGAGACGCTCGTGTTCGTGCGGCGCCTCGACACCGGCGAGCAGCGCTGGATCCGGGTGTACGGCGAGCCGTCGATCCACTGGAACACCGGCGAGGTAGACCCGCCCGAGGGGCTTGAGGCCAAGGCTCCGACGAGCGACGGAAGCGACGACGAGGACGAAGGCGACGAGGAGGCCGAGGCATGTTGACCGGCCTGCAGACCCTCGCGCTCTACGAGGCCAGCGCGCCGGCGGTCATCGACGAGCTCGCGCATGGTCGGCCGGCGCAGATCCGGGCGCTCGTCTCGCGCGGCATGCTGGCGACGCGGCTGATCGAGGTGACGCTCGACCTCGACCGCGACGCCGTCCACTTCCTCGCCACCGTCGAGCGATGGCCGGCGGGCGACAAGAAGTCGCGGATCGCCGGGTTCGATCTGCTGCTTGTCCCGGCGGGCGCCGAGGCGCGCATGGGCGGGCTCGCCTACCACGGCCGGGCCCGCGTCGCCGGGCCGTCCGAGGGCCGGGTGTTCCCCGCGGCCGACGCCTGGCGGCACTTCTGCGAGACCCACGTGTTCTTCTTGCCCATCTGCCTCGACCAGCCGACCGACGTCGGCGAGGATGCGACCACCGATGCCGAAGTTCGTCCCTGACCCCAGCACCACCGTCGCCGCCCCTGCGGCCGAACCCACCACACCCACGGGCGCGGGGCGCCCGCTCGAGAAGGCGGCCGACCTCGCCGATCGACACGGCCAGGTCACGCGCCGCGCTGTGCTCCTGCAGTACGACGCCGACACCGCCGACCCGACCGCCGACGACTACGACGCGCGGATGATCGAGGCGGCCCGCGCCCAGATCGCCGCCGGCCGATTCGAGGCGGCCCGCCGCCTCGCCGGCCGCGTGCTCGCCCGCGCCGGCGACGGTGCTGCGAAGCTGTCGCCCGCGCTCCGCGGCACGGTCGCCGAGGAGCACGCCTCCGCGGCCCGCACGATCGAGGCCGAGGCGCGCGACGGCCTGCGGAGCACGAACTACTCGCGCGAACGCACCGCCCGGATCTTCGCGAACGAGTGGGCGACCAAGTTGCGCGCCGTGATCGAGGCCGGCGGCGCGGCGGCGCTCGACGGGTTCCTCAAGGGCGTCCCCGACGAGGCGAGGATCGCCGAGCAGGCGCGCATGCCGGTGCGCCGCGAGGGCGAGCTGTGCCCGCTCGACCTCGTCAACTTCGTGCTGATGCACCTGGGCGGCGGGGTCGGCGTGACGCTCGTCGCTGGCGAAAAGGGCGGCGTGGTCCAGACGGCCTACACCCCGCACGCCCCGGGGCCCGCGACCGGCAACGACCTCGAGGCCCTCGCCGCGAGGCTCGACGCCGGCGGCGGCGCAGCCCCGTGCCCGATGTGTGGCGCGCCCCGGTGGACCTTCGTCGCCGACGAGCAGGGAGAGGCGTGCTCGGTCTGCTCCTGGCCCCACGCCCCCGGCAAGGCGCCGGTCGTGCGGCGCCAGCTCGCCGCCGAGGAGGCCAGCAAGCTGCTCCGCGAGCGCGAGCGGGAGATCGAGGCGCTGCAGAAGCAGGTCGTCGGCCTCGAGGCGGTCAAGACCAGCCTCGAAGGGCAGATCACGAAGTACGACCGCGAGATCCGCCGTACGCGCGCTGCGGCCCGCCCGCCGGCCGAGGACGCCGAGGCGCTGCTGTCGCGCGCCCGGGGCATGGTCGGCGAGCTCGAGGCGTTCGTCATCGCCACCAAGCAGCAGGGCGCGAGCCCGGAGGCCGGATGACCCTCGCCGACCTCCGCCGGTGGGAGATGCAGGCGCTCGACAAGTTGCTCGGGCGCCTGCTGAACGAGGCCAGCCTCGCGCACGGGCGCGGGGCCAAGGCCGAGGCGGGCGTGTGGGAGGCGGAGGCGCGCGCGGTGATCGATCTGCGCGACAGGGTCGCCAGGAGGCGCCGGTGACAAAGCCCGCCAGCGGAACGACCAAGCACGTCAAGGCCAAGTCCGAGACCTGGCACCTGACGCTGTGGCACGGCGACGGGGACGACGATCCGGACGCGGTGTCCGTCGAGGTCGAACTCCACCGCCACAACTTCCACCCGACCATGACGGCCAAGGAGGCCGGGGCGTTGATCGACGACTCCGCGCGGCAGTCCGTCGCCGAGGGCAAGACCCTCGCCCATGCACTCGAACCGAGCCGGGCGCGGCCGTTTTCCGAGTGGCCGGATCTGCCTGCGCGGGTGCAGGAGGGCCGCCGCCAGGTCGCACGCGGGCTCCTGCGCCTGTTCTACATCGGGGCCCCGTTCCCCGACTTCGGCGCCGATCCGGTCGCCGACATCGACCTCGCGCGGGCGCTCCACGACTGCGAGCGGCCAATGGTCGACTCCGGCCGCTCGCTGGTGGACCTGCAGCGCCCGTGGATCGAGTTCAGCGACCTGCCGCCGCTGGCGCAGGAGGGACGCGTCATGCAGGCGCGCTACCTCAAGGTGCGGGCGTTCTTCGCCCCGCGGGCCCCCGCCGACATCCACCCCGATCTGAGGGCGTGACGTGTCAGCCCGGCTCGAGCTCGACTACGACAAGCTGTCGGCGAAGCTGTCGCCGCAGCTCGCCGAGCTCGCCAAGCTCGAGCCGGGCCAGCGCGCCGAGTGGCTGCGCGGCCTGCCCGCAGAGGTCAAGGCCCGGCTGCCGTGGCTGTGGGAGTTCTGGGCGAGGCCCGAGCAGATCTGGCGGCCCGGGACCGAGCTGATCACGCTGATCCAGGCCGGCCGCGGGTGGGGCAAGACGAGGGTCGGAGGGCAGGCGACGCGCTGGGTCGCCGAGCACCCCGAGGCGTGCGGATTCGGCAAGCCGCCGCTGTCGGAGGGCGCGCCGATCATCGCCCTGGTCGCGCGCACGGCCCACGACGCGATCGCCACGATGATCGAGGGGCAGTCGGGGATCCTCGCCTGCTCGCCGTCGTGGTTCAAACCGAAGTTCTACCCGTCGAAAAAGATGCTTCTGTGGCCGAACGGGATGCGCGCTTACTACTTCACCGCCGAGAAGCCCGAGACGCTGCGCGGGCCGAACATCGGGTGGGTGTGGGCCGACGAGGTCGCGTTCTTCCGCCAGCCGAAGAACGAGGGAGGCAGCGCGCTCGACAACATCGAGCAGGCGCTCCGCAAGGGCCTGGCGCGGGCGCTCTACACGACGACGCCGCTGCCGGTCAAAGCGATGTTCGACCTGCACGACCGGGCCACCAAGGGCGAGGTCCGGATCGTCCGCGGGTCGTCGCTCGACAACGCCGCGAACCAGGCGGCCAAGTGGATCGCGCTGCAGCGGGCGAAGATGGGGACGCGCCTCGGCCGGCAGGAGGTGCTCGGCGAGCTGCTCGCCGGCAACCCCCGGACCCTGTTCCCCTTCGAGCTGCTCAACAACTGCCGCCTCGAGCCCGACGAGCCCGTGCTGCCGGGCGAGTCCGCGTACTCCTGGCTGCGCCGGGTCCTCGGCATCGAGACGATCTGCGTCGCCGCCGACCCCGCCGGCTCGAGCTCGGAGGACGCGGCCGAGTTCGGGATCGTCGTCGTCGGCCGCGGGCGCGACGGACACGAGTACGCCCTCGAGGACCTGTCGGGGCACCACACCGCCTACGCCTGGCCGCGGATCATCTACGAGGCCGCGCTGTATTGGGGGGCCGACGCGATCGTCGGCGAGGTCAACTACGGCGGCGAGATGATCGAGGCGGCGATCAACACCTACGTGCGCGCCTTGATCGAGAAGCGCCAGCCGTACCTGCCGATCCCGTTCGTCGCGGTCCGGGCCAAGGGCGGCGCCGGGGCCCGGCTCGCCGTCATGGCCCAGGCGTACGAGCTCGGCCTGTGTCACCACGTCGGCCGGCCCGAGCGCTGGCAGCCCCTTGAGGCCCAGCTCCACGCCTTCGACCCGAGCCGGGACAAGGACGAGCAGGTCGCTCGGGTGGAGAAGACGCTGCCGAGCGGGGTGATCGTCACCGAGACGGTCAAGCTCGATCGGATGGACGCCCGGGTCTGGGCGCACCTGTACCTCTCCGGAGACGAACAGGCCGCCCCGCGCATGGTGACGATGCTCGGCAAGGGCGGCGCGGACCTGCTCGCGTCGATCCGATAGCGCGCGGAAAAAAGTTAGTTGACCAGCGATAGGACAGGGTCTATACCGTGGGCATGTCGAACGCCGTCCTGATCCGCGACCACATTCTCGCCGCCTACCACGGCTTTACGGGCGTCCTCGCCCGCAACATCCAGGCGATCGGGGTGCCGATGCTCCCCGGCCGGTCCAAGCCGCCGGTGCTCCGCGCCGCGGAGATCGCTGCCGCCTCCGCGGTGGTGCTGCGCCTCGCCGAGCTCGCCACCCGCCGGGCGCTGCCCGCGGGCGCGGCCGTCGAGCAGGCCCCGCCAGCCCCGACCTCGGCCGGTCGCCAGGCCGCCGGCGCCGATGCGGCGCCGCCCCGCGGCCGCCGGGTCGTGTTCCTGTTCGTCCGGGTCGCCGGGATCCAGTTCATCGCGCCCGCCCGCCCGCCTCGGGCGACCGAGCCGCGCTACATCGACACCACCGCGATCGAGGTGGCCTGACCATGCGCGGAGACGACAGGGACAGCATCAAGGTTTCGGACCGCATGGCTGCAAAATTCGTGATTTCCGACGCTGTGCGCGATGTTCTGTCGCGTTCCACTATCACCGCTGACCGCGTGGTCCTGCCGCCCGGCCAGCTCGATCGCAAGCTGTACGAGCAGGTCAACAAGGCGCTCGAGGGCGCGGGCGGGAAGTGGAACCGCTCGGCCAAGGCGCACGTGTTCGACCGCGACCCGCGTGAGGCGCTCGGCCTGGCGATCGAGACCGGCAAGGCGACGAACGTGAAGCAGGCGCTCCAGGCGTTCTACACGCCCGGCGAATTGGCGGCGCGCATGGTCAAGCACGCCACCATCAAGCCCGGGCAGAGCGTGCTGGAGCCGTCCTGCGGCGCCGGCAACATCCTCCGCGAGATCGTCAAGGCCGCGCCCGACTTGCGCGTGCTCGGCGTCGAGATCGACTCCATCGCGGCTAAGAAGGCGCGGGAGGTGCGGTCGGTCAGGGTACTTATCGCCGACTTCCTAGTGCTCCAGCCCGAAAGCTGGGATCTGTTCGACGCGATCGTGATGAACCCGCCCTTCTCCAAGGGGCAGGACATGGCCCACGTGCTGCACGCCTGGAAGTTCCTGAAGCCGGGCGGCACCCTCGCCGCGATCACGTCGCCGAGCTGGCGCACCGGCCGGACTAAGGCCGCGACGGAGTTCCGCGCCTTCGCGCACGCTCATGCACTCGTCGACGAGGACGTGCCGGCGGGGACCTTCCGCGAGAGCGGCACCGACGTCGGCACGGTCCTGCTGGTGCTGCGCCGCCCCGAGTGAATCAGGCCCCGGCGAGCGGCGTCGTGGGTGCCCGATGGCTGTCTTCCACCACCTGTTGAGCCTCGCCCTTGTCGTCGCGCTGGCGGTCGTCGCGTACCCGCTCGGCGCGCCTGCGCGAGCAGAGGAGGGCGCGCCATGGGTGAGTACGCCGAAGCGGAGATCGAGCGAGAGATGCTTGAGGCCGCGGGGTTGGACGAGCGCCGCGATCCAGCGCCCGCTCGCACCGCCTTCGCCGACAGGGACCTGCAGGAGTTCGCCAGGCAGGCAGGGCTACGTGTGTCCGCCCCGTCGCCGCACCATCTGCAGGTCAGGAAAGGCGGCGAGGTGGTCGCCGAGTGGTGGCCAGGGAGGGGGACCACGCGGGCGGGCGGGAGGCGGGGCAGGCGGTGCCGCGAGGTCGCCGACTTCATCCGCTGGATCAAGTCAGAGGGGAGGATCTGAGATGGCATCTGAGAAGGGCAAGAAGGTTCACGTCATGCACGACCCCCAGGAGATCGCGCAGGTGATCTTGCGGGGTGTCGAGGTCGGGGTTGACGCCGGAGGGCGCACGCGCTGCCGCGTCGACGACAGCCTGACCGACGAGGATCTCGCGGCGATCGTCGAGGCGCTGCCCGAGTTCACCGAGAAGCTGCGCAAGCGGATGCCCGCCGCGCGCCGAATCCTGCACTGACCATGATAGATGGCACCCGAGGCCGCGCGCCGATCCGCACGCCTGGATCTGGCACGCGGTCATAGTCATAACCGTTGACCACTTCGCCGGGGTCGTTACCCTGGCCGGTAAGGCCCTCAAGGGCAAGGAGCACCATGCGACAGTCAGAAAAGAATCGCCCGCCGCACCCGGGAGAGGACCGTCGGATCGACGCCGAGCACTACCGCTCAGAGGCGGCGAAGGTCAGCGATCTCGAGAGCTCGCTGACCGGCCTGCTGCACCGCGAGACCGGCCTTCAGGTCGACCTCGACAGGGCGCGGGCGGAGATCCGCAGCCTGCAGGCCAAGCTGGCCGCGGCGACGCTCGGGGGCACCGACGCCGAGCGGCTGCGCGACCTCGAGGCCGCCGGCCGCGACGCCCGCGACTGGCTCGTCGAGGCGATGAACCGCCGGTCCAACGGCGGCGACGTCGACGAGGTCCTCGCCCTGGCGCACGGGCGCCTCGAGGCGATGAACCTCGGGGACGGCGACCCCGATGCCGAGGCTCGCGCCCGCGCCTACCCCGACGACAGCGCCGGCGCCGACGAGTGGCGCGTCGCGGCCCTCGAGCGGGCCATCGTCGAGGCGGTCGGCCTGCTCGCGTGCCACGACCTCCACGGCGACGAGACCGCGCTCGCCGCCCGCCAGGCGTTCGAGGGCCTCGGGATCCCTGGGCTGGTGATGGTGACGCGCTGTGCGAGCTGCGCCGAGCCGATCGAGGAGGAGGCCGAGACCTGCCCCGACTGCGGCGTGAGCCTGTTCAACAACGTCGTGACCGGCCTCGAGGCGCTTGGGCACGAGGAGGGAGACGGCGATGCCTGAGCCGATCCGCTTGCCGACGCACGAGGTCAAGCTGTTCCGCGCCTTCCTGCGCGCCGAGGTCGGCGCGCTCGAGGCAAGGGTCGCTGCCCGAGGCCGGTTCGCCGCCTTCCTCACCGCGCCGTTCTCGGCGGTCGCCTCGGCCTGGCGGTGCTACCGCTACGGCGCGAGCCTCGGCCTGCCGATCCCGACCATCAAGCGGGCCGGGATCGCCGAGTTCGAGGAGATGGAGGCCGGCCGGTGAGGTACATCGACCACGTCCTCGCCGACGTCGACGGCTGGCCCCCGGCGCTGCGCAGCGAGTTCGAGGCGCTGTGCGAGCGCCTCGAGTGGCAGGCGTTCACCGAGAAGGAGGCGGCCCTGCGCGCCTGGATCCTGACCAGGCGCGACGAGGTCGCGCACGAGCCGGTGATCGTCAACCGCCACCACCTCAGCCCGCCGACGCCGCAGCCGACCACGCTCGAGGGCGGCAAGTGGCCGCCCTTCGCCCACTACATCGGCCGCCCGCCGATGGCGGCGCAGCGCGACGACGACCCGGCGGATGGGTGGCGCTGGAGCAGGGCGCTCAACAACCCCTACCCAAAAGACCTGTACGCGGACGGCCTCGAGCGCTTCCGCTTGCACCTGCGCCGCGACATGGCCGCTGCGAAGGCTCGGGCCGCGGCGCCCGAGGGCAGCGACCTGCGCCGGCGCAAGATCCCGCGAGTCGACGCGATCGATCTACTGCCGGCGCGCTGCGCCCTCGTCTGCTCGTGCGTCGATAGCCCCTGGACCCCGACCGATCCGACGCCGGCCGACAAGCCGCTGCCGGACTCGTTCAAGTGCCACGGGCACCTGATCGTCGCGGCCTGGCGGGCGCGCAGGAGGGCCGGGGAGAAGTGATCGGGTCGGTCTATGGCCGAACGCACGCCGCGGTGGCGCTGGCCCTGCAGGTCCCGCCGAGCATCCTGCACGGACGATCGGCGAGGGCGGTGCTGGTGCGGCACCTCGCGATGACAGCCTGCGTCGACGCCGGCCTCGCGGCCTCCGACGTCGGCCGCCAGGCCGGGATGGACCACAGCACCGTGCTCAACGCCGTCAAGGTGACGCGCCGCCGGATCGACTGCGGCGACGAGGTTGCCGCGCGCGCGCTCGAGGGCGCGAGGGAGTTGGCCAGGGGCTTGATCGACACCGGGGCCCGGGGCATACCGGCGCCGATGTCTGCCCTGCTGCCCCTGAAGGACCTCGCCGGCACGCCGCCGACCGACGAGGCGGTGCCGACCGACAAGCCGGCCAACGCGAGCTACAACGACAACCCGCGGCCGTTCGTGCCCCGCACGCTGTCGTTCTGGGCGCAGTGGACGAAGGACGACGGCACGGTCGTCGCCGGCGGGTCCTGCAAGGTCTCGTGGTACTCGATCACGCTCACCGACAAGGGCTGGGTCGCCCTGCTGCTCGAAGAGGTGACGATGACGGCCGGCACGCTCTACACCAAGACCTACACGGCCCCGGGCAACCTCTACCCGCGCATGCACACGTTCACGGCTCCCGGCGGGCTCGAGACGCGGATCAAGCTCTACGCGCAGGTCGTGTGATGATCTGGTTCCCCGGCCTCGTCGACATGGTGATCCGGTTCGCGCGGCAGCCACCGCCGACGACCGACCTCGAGATCGAGGACCTCGCCGACCTCGCGCCCGCCGCGAACCGCGTGCGCCGGCGCAAGGTCAGCGAGATCCGCTCGATCACGCTGCACCAAAACGGCTTTGCCTGGGCCGACGACAACCCGCTCACGCCGCGCATCCGGGCGCACTTCCAGATCAAGCGCTCGGGCAGGGTCGCCGAGATCAACCCGCCGGAGTTCCGCCTGCGGAGCAGCTCGAACGGCGCCAACGCGCACACCATCGCGATCGAGATCGCCGGCAACCTGCAGGGCGAACCCGGCTGCGACGACGAGCCGCCGGTCGACTGCGTCGAGGTCGACGTCGGCGGGTGGTTCAAGCCCGAGCGCTTCGGCCGGCACACGCTGCTCGACGCCCAGGTGATCGCCACCCGCCGCCTGATCGTTCGGCTGGTGCGGCAGTTCCCGCAGATCGATCGGATCCACGCCCACCGGCAGTTCGCCGCCGATCGCCCCCTGTGCCCCGGGTGGGAGATCTGGCGGCGGGTCGGCATGTGGGCGCAGGACGAGCTCGGACTCAGCGACGGGGGCGCCGACTTCGCGGACGGCGGCACCCCGATCCCCGCGAGCTGGAAGATCCGCGAGAACCCCGGGAGCCCGACATGAAGCTTACCACCGCCCGCATCTTCGCCATGATCCTCCTGCTGCTCGCGCTCGCCGTGGGCGTCTTGTGGCTCGCCTGCCCCAAGAAGAACCCGCCGCCGCTGCCGGCGGGCCAGGAAGCGACGACGGCCCCGGCGGAGGTCGACGGCGCGCATTGACACCCCCCACCGCCACGCGAGGATCATCGAGCGATGAACGCTGGTCGATTACTTCACCTGTTCGTGATGGCGGTGCCGGTGGCGATCTTGACGACCTTCAACCTGCTCGGGGTCAAGGCGACACCCGAGCTCACCTCGGCCCTATCAGCCCTGACCACCGCGGCCGCGGCCCTCGCCGGCAGCCGCTACATGCGACAGACCCGGCCACGCCCACGGCCGCAGAAGGAGAGGACCGATGCACCTGCGTCGACTGCGACCAGCCCCCGCACACCCCGCGCACCACGCGACCGGATCAAGCCCACACCTGCACCTGCACCTGCCCGTGCAGGCGAGCGGAGAGACCCGTGAGGACGCCTCGCGATGGCCGCTTCGCCTCGCCGCCGCCGGCCTCGCCTGCGAGGTCCTGCTCGTCGGCAACCTCCTCGCCATGCTGTTCCGCTGACGGTCGGCATGGTCCTCGCCCTGACCACAGGCACGGCGTTCGTGCTCGGCTCGTGGTGCGGGGTCCTCTTGCTCGCGATCGTGATCCTGATCGTGTACCGCGACGACTTCGACTGGTGACGACATGGGCCTGCGCACCCGCCTCTTGAGCTTCATCCGCGGCGACCACCTGCTACCCGCCGGCGCCGCGCCGGCGCTGCCGCCTCGCCGCGACTCGTCGGCCGAGGCCGGCGGCGGCGGGTGGGTGAACATGTCGACCGGCCTCGGCACCGCCCGCGACCCCGCCTACGGCACGACCTTCGGCTACCAGGTCCAGCTCCCCGACGACCTGCGTCGGAACCTGTACCTGTTCGAGCCGACGACCAGGATCGTCGTCGACCGGCCCGGCAAAGACCTTGTCCGCCGAGGCGTCACGCTCAAGGGCTTCGAGGGCTACGACCAGCAACCGTTGGAGAGCTCGCTGCAGGACCTCCAGGTCATGCGCAAGATCGGCCTCGCGTACCGCTGGATGCGGAAGGACGGCGGCGCCGCGCTGTTCCTCGTGGTCGACGACGGCCGCACGCACAACCAGCCGATCGACTGGCGCGGGGTGAAGCGGCTGCACACGATCCACGTGCTCGAGCGGTGGCAGGTGACGCCGGCGCAGTGGCAATGGGATCCGTCTCTGCCCTACTTCGGCGAGCCGCTCTACTACTACGTCCACACGCAGGGCTCGCGCGGCGCGCTCAACCTCGTCCACCGCGACCGCTTGATCCCGTTCGTCAACGGCGACCTGTCGATCCGCGACCGCACGCTGTTCAGCGGGTGGGGCGTGTCGGAGATCGATCGGATCTGGAACGCCTTGCGCGCCAAGGGGCACGCGCTCGCCAACGTCTCGACGATCCTCTCGTCGTTCGCGGTCGACGTCGTGAAGATCAACGGCTTTCACGCCATGGTCAAAAACGGCGAGAAGGCGGCTTTGCAGGAGCGGGCCGACCGCATGCGATCGACGGTCGGCACCCTGAGCAAGATCTTCCTCGACTCGACCGAGGACATGATCCCGTTGACGCGCTCGATCGCCGGCCTCGCCGACGTGGTCATGCTGCAGATCGACGAGCTGCAGGCGTCGACCTGGATCCCGAAGTCCATCCTGCGCGGGCAGTCGCCCGGCGGCCTCGGCGACGGCGAGAACGCCGGCGAGATCCGCGGCTACTACGACTTCATCGGCGGCGAGCAGGAGGACTATCTGCTGCCGGCCTTCTGCTACATCCTGCGGCTGCTGCTGTGCGCGCGGTTCGGGCCGACCGCCGGCGAGGAGCCCGAGGTGTGGAGCGCCGAGCCCAAGCCGCTGTGGACCCCGAGCGACGCGGAGATGGCCGCCATCCGACTGCAGCACGCCCAGGCGCGCAGCGCCGACTGGATGACAGGCCAACTCACCCCGGCGCAGTTCAGCAGCGACCCGACCCTCGCCGAGTTCTACGACCTCGACGCCGACGAGGAGGGCGGCCTCGACATCGCCGGCGACGACGACGAGGCGCGGCCGTTCCCCGCGAACGAGACGCCGATGACGACCGGCGAGGCCGCCGCGCACTTCGGGGTCGGGCCGAACTCGATCCGCACGATGATCAAGAGCGGCGCGATCAACAGCTACCAGGTCAACGGCCGCTACGTCGTCAGCCTGCAGGAGATCATGCGCGCGACGACCACCAAGCGCTCGCAGATCGATCCGCCGGTGGCGGAGGCGGCGTAGCGGTGCAGGTTCTCGGGGTCGTGGTGTGCGGCTGCGAGGCGCCGCTGCTGCTCGACCGCCCGCCGCCTCGCCGCGACGCCGCGCGGCTGCCGATCACGCCCTACCCCGACGCCTTCGAGCGGCAATACAGGGCCGCCCTGCGGCCGCTGCTCGACGACCTCGCCGGGCTGACGCAGGACCTCGTCGGCATGCTCGACGACTACACCGCGGACGCCTCGAGGGCGCGACTGGCGGAGGAGCGGCGCAAGCAGCTCGCCGCGAAGCTGCAGACGATGCGCGACGCGGTGCTCGCTCGGTGGACCACCAAGCGGATCGTCGGCAACATCCCGCTCGAGCGGATCGTCGACGGCGTCGACCGCCTCAACGAAAAGGCGACGATCGCCCAGGTCGCCCGCGCGATCGAGGTGACGCCCGACCCGCTGCCCGAGAACGCCGAGGCGTGGGTGCTCGCGGCCGACACCGGGTTCTCGCGCGCCAAGCGGGACGCCTGGGCGAAGGCCAACGCCAAGCTGATCCGGTCGATCGCCGAGGAGCACCTCGACCGCGTCGCCGAGCTGGTCGACGAGGGGTTCCGCGCAGGGTCGCGGGCGTCGGTCGTCGCCGAGCGGCTCGTCGAGGCGACCGGCGTCGCGCAGCGCCGGGCCAAGTTCATCGCCAGGGACCAGATCGCCTCGCTGCAGGGACAGGTCGTGCAGGCGCGGCAGGACGCGCTCGGGATCAAGCGCTACCGCTGGCGCACCGTGGGCGATGCCAGGGTCCGCACGGCGCACGCGCTGCGCGAGGGCAAGATCTTCCGGTGGGACCAGCCCCCGCCAGACGGGCACCCCGGCCAGCCGATCAACTGCCGCTGCTACGCCGAGCCGGTTCTCGATGACGTGATCAGCGCGCTTTCGGGCGGATGATGCAGGTTGACACGCAATAGGACAGGGCTTATGCTGTGCGCATGTCCTTCAGAAATGTGCGTGTGACCAGCGACCGGCACATGTCCACGGCCGCATTCGAGCGCGCTCACAAGCGCTCCGGGTTCTGGTGGCTGCGGGATGCGCCGCCGGGCAACTTCCTCACCATCGGCTGGCACCGGGGCGACCGGCCGCTCGACATCACGATCCGGCTCAAGGTCGGCGTCCTGTACACCCTCGGCTGCGGGCAGGGGCGCGACGCGATCCGGCAGGAGGTCCGCGTCGAGGCGGATGCCGCGGAGGCAGTGATGACCGTCGAGCGGGCGCTCGAGCGGATCCGCGGCTGGATCAGAGATGGATCTCAGATCGCGGCCGACGACGAGACCGCGCGCAGGTCCGACACCGGCGCTGGCTTCCACGCGATCCGGCAGGTCCGCCTGGATCGCACCCGCGAGCTGCTCGCCCGCGTCGCCGGCGAAGGCGCCGAGGTCGGCAAGTTCCTGCGCGAGCAGCAGGAGCAGCCGGCGGCGGTCGTCGACGCCAAGCTCGCCCCGCTGATCAAGGCGTGGGCCAACCTCAACACCGGCCGCGACCTGGGCGGCATCCTTGGAGCGTAACGACCATGACTCATCGATCTGTGATGCCCGACTACGCCGCCGCGATCCTGCGCTCGACCTGCGAGGCCGCGACTGCGGCGATCGCCGAGCGCGGCCGCCTCGACGACGACGAGATCCGCAGCTTCATCGGCGGCGTCGCCGACTGCTTCGACGCCGACCCGTCCGACGTGCTGCTCGCCCTCGGCCTCGACGACCTCGACGAGACCCGCGCGCGGCCGAGGCTCGGCGGCGGGCATGTCTGCTGCGGGTGTGGCGGCGTGTGCGACAGCGGGATGCCCTGCCCGATGGCCTATGCCTGCCGCTGCCGCACCCTGCCGCTGCCGGAGGCCGACGAGGAGCAACTCGACCTCGCCGAGCCGCCGCCGGGCTACCACCTCGCGCCGGTGCTCGCGGGCTCGCCGGCGGCGGTCGCCGCCGGGGTGCTGCAGGCCGACGCACTCGACCTCGAGGCCCCGCCGGTCGGGTGGGTGTGGTGCCGGCCCGGCGAGGCGATCGCCCTGGCCGCCGCGCGGGCCGAGGGCGGCGCCGGCAAGGGCGACCTGTGCGCCGACGAGGCAGCGGCTCACGCCGCTGCCTGGGCCGACCACCAGCTCGCCGCGCTGCCGCCGGGGTTCAAGCTGCGGGACACCTGCGACGATCCGACCGTGAGCGTGACCGATGCGGGCACGGTGCGGATCGAGTTCACCGCGCCGTCCGGAGATCGCCTGTGGATCACCACGTCCTACGACGACTTCGGCGACGACGGCGAGGTCCTCGGCGAGATCATGGGCAGGGTCTCGCGGTGGGAATGGAACAACGGCGAGAGCAGCGACCACGCGTCGACCGAGCCGGAGGCCCGGGCCGACGCGTGGGAGTTCTTCCACGAGCAGGGCGCGGCGACGCTGCACGACCTGCTGCTGCTCGTCGGTGTGTGGCCCGAGGACGCCGCCGACGAGGCCGCGCTCGCGCCCCGCCTCGACTGGATCCGCGGCTGGTCGCTGCTCGAGCGCGGCCTCGTCGCCCGGTGGGCCGCCGCCTCGCACGTCCACGCAAGCGACCACGACGACGTGCGGGTGCCGGCGCGCCCGGCCTGCCTCGACCTCGGGAGGCCAGCATGACGGCGCAGCAGGCGGCCCTGCCGCTCGACAACCCGTTCACCGCCCCGGACCTGCCGCGGCTGCGCGGCACCGAGCGGCAGATCGCTTTCGCCTCGAGGACGCCCACGCGTGACGCCGGCGGCGCCTGGCTTACCCGCTGGCCGGGCGTCACCGTCAGGATCGATCCACCTCGACATGTCGTCCCGTTCGCCGGGGCGCTGGACGTGGACCCCGGCACCGGCGGCACGGCGTTCGAGCACAGCTTCACGACCGGCAGGCGCGCCAAGCTCGGCGAGTGGCGCCGCATCCACGTCATGAGCGCACACGCTGGCGGCGAGATCCGCGGTTACGAGCTCGAGGTCGGCGGCGAGCTTCTACTCGCCTACCCCTGTTACACCGGCATCTGGCCGGAGATGGATGCCGAGGTCGCGCGGATCGTTGCTGCGGCCGCGCAGGCCTGACGCCGAACGGGGCCCGGCTACGGCCCCGGCACCGCACTCCCGGGCCAGGGCGATCCGGCGGCCGAGGGTCGGGGCGGGAGCGGGTGGGCTCGCGGGCGTCCCCGGCCAAGGCCTCTACCTCGCCGACGAGGTCCGCGACGTTGCCGCGGTCCTCGCCTCGCACCTGATCGAGCGGTTCGAGGCCGCCTATCAAGTCGCGCATGCCTACGTCGACGCCCGCGATCTGCGGCCGCCGACCCGCGCCGAGCTCGCCGATCTGGCGGCGACTGCGACGACGCCCGAGGGCGCGGCCAAGCTGCTCGCCGCCGCGATCCGCCACGCGCACACCTTCATCCGATCGACCGGCTGATCGATCGGCCCCGTTGGACGACTTCAACAGGCACGGCGCAGGTCACGACCATGCAGATCCACAGCACGATCCCCGCCGGGCACACCGGCAACACCATCTACCTGCTCAACTTCCCGGCCGCGCACACACCCTCGCGCCGCTACGTCGTCACGCCGATCTCCGCGCAGGAGATGCGGGACATCCTCGAGCGCGCCGACCGGCCGATCGTCTCCGCGCTCGGCCACGAGGGCGCCGCCCATGCGTTCGCCGGGCTCATCGGCGCCGAGGTGCCGATGAGCCGCCTCGAGGTCAACTTCCGGCCGGGCGACACCGCTGCACGCAGGCCGGCCTGTCGGGCTGGCGCACCTCCGCGGCATGCGGCCGGACGGCGTGTGAGAGAGGTCGCAAGATAGATGATGAAAGCGCGGCGCAAGATACTTGCGCCGCGCTTTCGTTGGTAGTACATAACGCCCATGGCCTCGCGCAACACCGACACCCTCCGCGACTACCCGACCACCCGCGACGTCTCGTTCGACGAGGAGGTCGCCGCCCGCCCCGCCGCCCGGGTTGCCGGGGGCGAGATGTCCCTCGCCGAACTCAAGGAGCGACAGCGGCGGATCGCCGAGGACTTCGACCGGCGGGCCGCGCGGCCCTGAACGCCAGGCCGGGGCGAACCCGGCCCGGCTCCATAGGAGAAAGACATGTCCGAACAGTCAGATCGCTACACCGTCACCGCCCTCATCCGCTTCTACGAGCACGAGACCCGTCACGAGCTCGGCACGGCGCCGAGCCGCCGCAAGGCCAAGCGGATCGGCTACCTCGACGGGTGCCGCTTCTACCCGCTGCACAGCACCGTCGCGGTGTTCGAGCTCGAGATCCGCGACACCCTCACCGGCGCGCTCGTCCGGGCCCACGGCGCCGAGGTCGAGGCGTACCACCGGGCCCGGGCGCTCCCCACGGTCGGCGACGTCGGTTACTGGTAGCCGCAACCGGCCCCGCCCGATCGCCGGGTACACCGATGCGACGCGCGCCTATCAGGTGGCGGTCGCCGGGCTCCTGGAGAGGGCCGAGGACATCCGCCGGGCTGTGGAGCGCGCCCGGGTCCACTACCGCCAGGAGGCGATCTACGTCTCCTACCTCGGCACCGCCGAGATCCTCGGCCCCTCGGCCTAAACAACCTCGCCGCCCGCCTGGTCCGGGCGGGCGGCGAGGCCCCTCCCCGGACCAGACTCAAGAGACAGGAGGCGCCCATGCGCTACACGACCCTGCTCGGGCAGTTCGTCGACGTCGACGTCGATGCCATCCTCGAGCGCTTCTACGACTCGATCCTCGCCTCGCCGAACGGGGCCGCGGCGGAGGATCTCCTCTACGGCCCGACCAACCCGCTCGCCGCCGGCCTCGAGCTGCGGGACGGCCTGCCGGTCTGGACCGCGGCGGTGCTGCGGGATCCCCGGTGGACCTTCTTGCTCGACGCGGTCGCCCGCTGCCGGGCGGCGACCGGCGAGCTGGACGTCGCCGCCGTCATGCGGGCGGCGACGTGGAGCACCGCCGAGGCCGCGCGGTCGCTCGGCTGCTCCGAGGTCAACGTGCGCGCCCTGGTCGCCAGCGGCGCCCTGCCGGCCGTCACCGCCGCCGGCCGCCACATGCTCGACCGCGCGGCCGTCGAGGCGTACGACGGCGTGCGGCAGGCCGGGCATCGCGGCACGCGGGTGCCCGCGCTGTATGTCCGCGCCGGCACCCGCGGCGACGCCCGCCTCGTCGTCGTCGTGCTCGGCGAGGACGGGCGCGAGCTCGCGGGCGAGCTGCTCGGCAGCGTCGACGACGTCGAGGAACTCGTGTTCGCCGGGTGGGCCGAGGCGGTGATCCTCGCCGGCAAGGGGGACAAGGCCCGGGCGCTGCACGTGCGGCCGCTGCACGGCCGCGCCGCGACCGGCTTTGGGCTCGAGGGCCTCGAGGTGCGCGGTCGGTGGGAGATCCTCGACCGCACCAACAACCGCGAGGAGGCCGCCAGCCTGCTCGCGGCGATCCGGGCCAAGGCCCGCGCCGAGGAACACAGGATCCGGCTCCAGGCG